CATGTGTACATAACAATCAGGACCAGGATTGGACAACGGAGCACCGCACAAGCAGTAGTCGCCGTCAAAATCACCTTCTTGGTTTAGGAAACGATCAAACTCGTCTAAGGAGGAACCCTCAAACTTAGCGTTGGCAAACTTCTCTGCCATTTCGTCGGACATGCCCATTGCAAGTCCTTCATCAAAAGCGTTCTCTAGGAACATTTCATTAAATATATTAGACATTTTTAACCTCACTTTTTTCTAACTATGCCACTATTATAGCATCTTTTCTGCAAATGTCAAGCAGAATCAGCACATTACCACAAGAAAAATGCTGTTTTTAACCACCCTAATATGATAAGAAAGGCAACAAAGCCTAAACAAATAACTGCCGCCTTGAACCCCACCTCAAGAACAGTGGGGGCTAACTTAAAGGCGATATAAAAGAGTGCAATAAAACCGATAATTTCTAACACTAGTAAGCCTTACGAGCGCTTGGACACGCTTCGTTGTCTGAATAACCTTTACTGTACTCTACAATCTGCTGAGGAGTCATATCTTCTAACTCAACTCGTTCTGATTGATAAGTACCACCCACATAATAATGAGGGTTATAACCACGCTGGTAGTAGCTATCAGCTGCTCCGCGATCATATGGACTACCGTTACGCTTATCGTATGACATTATGCTGCCTCCGCTACAAGGTCAATTGCTTCTTCAATCAAGTCACGTGCATCGTTATAATGATTGAAGCCGTATTCATCTGCAAAGTCAATGCTGGATGAACAGAAGATATCATCTGAATCGACATTAACTTTAGCTTTAATTAGGAGTTTGGCAAGTCCAGTTGCAGTTTTAGAAGAACCAATCTTCTTCTGTTCTACACTGACTTCAACTTTACCGTTATCTGCACCAAAATAAACAAACATATATTTCCTCACTTTTGCTACGTTTCTTTAGTTTATGTGTATATTATGCACTCTTTTGGGCAAGAAGTCAAGCAGAATCAGCACTTTTAGGCATTGCTAAGTGCTTGATTCTACTAGAGATGTGAAAAAAGTTGAATTTTTTTACTTGGATCTGACTGCAGACCAGCCGAAAACCCGTACAGCTGCCCATGCACTCCAGCATTTCCAGGGGGCAACCACAGGCTCTGACTGTGCCATGGCATCTTTAAATACCAAATCGGCGGCTTGTCGTAGTTCTGACTTCATCTCGCTATCGCCATCGCGAATAGCTTTGTATAACACATCATGAATAACTGCTGCTCTAGCAACATCAAAAGGCGCAATAAACATCCAACCAGCTCTTGGTACTGATGCTAAATCAGTATCAAAACCTTTAGGGGCAGTAATTTTACCTTTAACAGTAATTCTAACGCCCAATCTTTTAAACTCTTTTACTTGACTTTCTGTTAATACATCAGTATCGTAAGATAAAGCGGTGTTTAAAACCCACCTGCTAGGCGGAGTATATGTTGCGTCTAATAATCGATTAAATCGGCCCATCATTTCCTCCAATATAAATATGAATAAACCTATTTATTTATAAGGTACAAATATGGCAAATCTAAGTAAAGCAAACTTATTAAACAAGAAATACACAAGAGTCGTAACATTAGTGTCTATGATTACTAAAAACACTCCTCTTAAATTAGAAAAAGGAGGTTCTGTTACAGTTAAAAAACTCAATATAGACGGCAAAGAGTATAAAGCAAATACATCAGCAGCTACTCTTGTTAATGCTATTGAGAATTTAAAGGCAGCTAACTTCAAAATGTATGATGTAGCAGGCAAGGAATATCACAACGGCATGTTACTTAAATCAGAAGAGTTTAAGTCTGGTGGTGAGATGGGAGAGAGAAAGTCTTACAACAAAGGCGATATGGCAGAGGGCATATTTGGTGCCGCTGTAGCTGCTAGATTTATTAATAAAAATCAAAGAGTATCTCCTTCTGATGTAGAGAAGGTGTTGCGTAAACTTAGCGCTAATCAAACCAAACAAGTCTTAAAATTTGACTCACCCAACAAGAATCCTAAAATTAAGGATAAGGTGGTATTTACTTTAGGTTTAGCATTAAACAACATGAAAGCACTGACAGATCCTTCAATTAGAAAACTCAAAGATATTCAAGACGTTGTAAATGCTGCATGTTCTTATGCAAATGGTATAACAGTTACACAATGGTCTAAAGAAGTATATGAGAACAATACCTTCAATGAGATACATGTATTGTCAGATGGATTAGAAGACCAAACAGGAACAAAGGTTGACGTTCGTGTCATGATATCTAATCATGATGGAGATATGCTTCCTGTAAACATCAACGTGTCATTAAAAGCAGGTGATGTGAAACAGTTTGGTCAAATGGGAGGCTCGAACTTTGAAACATTCCAAGATTTCTTTAAAGATCTATTTGGCATTACAATTACAGAACTTAGATCAAAATACGATGCTAAAATTAAGGCAGGCGATTTAAAAGGTGCCATTAGTGAAGTTTACAAAGGTGTAGAACCTAAAGTAACCAAATTATTATCACAAGACGATAAAAAGACATTGAAACATTTTGCTGATGCTATACAGTGGCACGCTACTCGTAACGAAGAATATGTAACTCTTGTTCAATTAAATCGCGGACAAGCTAAAATCTATACCTTTGACAACTTATTTAAAACATTTGATGCGTTATCTCCAATCAAAGGAGAGTATAAAAGAGGTAAAGAGAGAGGTACAGGCAAACCAGGACTTCCTCAAATAGATTTTATGACAAAAGACGGCACAACATTAATACGACTTAGAGTTAAAGGTGGAGACTATAGAGCAGATGGCTCTCCATATTTCCGTAATATTATTGAAAAACTAGATGGATTAGGCAAATTGATTGCCAAATATGCTGATGAGTAACGCTTATAGACTCAAAAATCTTCTTACTGAAGAAGAAACCCAAGAGTTTTTAAACATGGCATATGAAACAGTCTGGAAAGATTATCATCTGGACGAAAATGGCCAAGTGTGGTTGCGTGATGGAGAAGAAAGCACCAATTACTTAGGTGTGCAAGTACAAGTAAATAGAACAATTATCAAGGTTGCTGGAAAATATGGAGTTAATAGAATATCAGGCTCAACCTTGATAAAATCTCGTCCAAATACACAAATAGATTGGCACACAGATCCTGACACAAGACAATCAATGTTTACAATTCCTCTTACTCCAGGCGTAAGAGAGTTTCATACAGAAGAAGGTGTTTTTAACTACGATTTTCCTGTTGTATGTAATACTCGTGTAGAGCATAAGGGAGTATATAAAGGTGAGAGTGGAGAAGATTCTTATGTATGGCAATTTTCTACAAGTGAAGAGTGGGACAGTTTAATACAAAGACTAAGAAGAAGGGATTTGATCGTTGACTAATCTTTTTTTCTTATTCCAATGTCGCGATGGCTTATACATAGTAGACAGTAACCATGTACAAGATGTTCCAAAACCGCGTGAGTTAATCCGAAGAGTTTCAACTGTAGAACAGTGTCGAGAAATAGCAGAACAAATTGGTTTACCTATCGTATCCGATACTGCTAGAAAGAGAACTAGAAAGCACACTGAAGAAGGCAGACAAAGAATTAGAGAAGCTAAACTAGGTGACAAACATCCTCACAAAGATGGTTTAAAAGATGAACACAAAGAAAGAATATCCAAGACTATGCAAGGTACTAGAGGCGGTGAGAATAATCCAATGTATGGCAGACGCCATAGAGTAAGCACTAGAGAAAAGATGCATGAGGCTTGGGTAAAGAGAGAAAGACGTTATTGGGTATGTGATCCAAATGGCAAAGCAACAACAATACCGAAGTCCCAACCGCTACCAGAGGGCTGGCAACGTGGTAGGTTCTTTGATCCCTACAAACCAGATACAGACGAGTTATTATGAAATGCTTAAACAACTTTTATCATTAGATGATCCCGCAGCAGAACACATTGCTAAAGATCCTGTTAGAGGACATATACCAGCAATAGACAGAATTTCCAATAACAAGGAAGTTTATTATTGGGAAAAAGACGGAGAAGTAGCTGCTATGGTGTGTGTAGCACACTGTAGTCATGTTCCAGAAGATGAAGATGAGATTAATAATGAGGGTACAGACTTTCCTATACTCTATACCATTTGGTCTTATTCTCATTTTGCTGGGAGAAGATTAGCACTCTCCGTTGTCGATCACTTTAGGCAATTAGGCATTGCCAAAGGTGTTTATACACTTAGCCCTAAAACAGACACTGCCAGAAGATTTCATATGGCAAACAGGGCTACATTATTTCGTGAGAACGAAAACACATATAATTTTTATTACAAACTATGAAAATATTAATTTGCGGCTTACCAGGTTCTGGTAAATCTACGTTAGCAAAAGAATTGGCGTATCATTTCCTTTTGCCCCACCATAATGCTGACACCATCAGAGAACTATACGACGATTGGGATTTCTCTGAAGCAGGTAGATGGCGTCAGGCACTTCGTATGAAAGAATATTATGGTATACTTGACTTTGTTTGTCCAACCGCTTATACTAGAGAGCTAGTACAAGCAGACTATATTATTTGGATGGATACTATCAAGGAAGGCAGGTTTGAAGATACTAATAAAATCTTCGAGCCTTTAGATAATTACAACATAAGGATAACAAAATGGATTGGACAAAACCAACTACGCAACTCCTTGGAAGGTTTCAACCCTGGCATAAAGGGCATACAGAACTTTTTAAGCGAGCAATTGACAAAACTGGCCAAGTAGCTATTTTACTCAGAGCTTCTGATGGGACAGATGAAAACCCATACGACTTTGATCAACGTTCTACACAGATTGTAATCGCTCTAGCTAAAGAGGGATTTTATTCTGGCGAAGACTACACCATCATTAATGTACCTAACATTGAACATATTACATATGGTAGAGATGTAGGTTACACCATTGAGCAAGAGAAGTTAGAAGACAATATCGAAGCAATTTCTGCTACTAATATCCGTAAAGGACTGCAACAAATTGCAGCCACTCACCCTAAGGTAGATGGATAGCGTTAGTAAGACTATAGCAAAAACTCTTAGCTGGAGAATAGTCGCCACAGTCACTACAATGATAACAGCTTGGATCATTGTAGGTGACTGGCGAGTAGGATTAGCGATAGGAACCGCAGAGTTCTTTATTAAGATGATTGTGTATTACATACACGAAAGATTGTGGACTAGGGGCGAATAACTGTAAAGCCCTGCTTACTGACAACTTCAACTTCAGCATTAGGATACACTTCCTTAATAGCCTTTTGAGTACCTGGCCAATTAGGTGTGTTATCGTGTACACACATAATGCCTCCTTTGACGAGTCTGCGTTGCCAATATTCTAGAGCGTCTTTACATGCTTGGTAATTGTGATCAGCGTCATAGAAGACACAATCTACCATAACATTCCATTCAAACTTTGGTGTAAAGAGCTTCTTTTGAACAGTGATATTATCAAAGCGCTCAGTGTTCTTTTTAAAGTTACTGTATTGCTCTTCACCGGTGCATTTAAACTGCTTCATGTGTTCCATTCTTTCGTCACTACCCATGTACTCAACGTTGAGTCCTGCTGCTTTTGCCTTGTTTAGTTCATCTTGGGTGGGACGTCGAGGGTTCAGTCCCTCAAACTTATCAATTGCATGGATTTTAAAGTCTTTATTATTAGCTTCAAATGCTTCAGCCCAGGCAACTGTACTCTTGCCTTGGAAACATCCAATCTCTACAAGAATACCTTTTTCTGGAAGTAGAGCTGAAACGACTGCATTAACTGCGAGGACATCGTCCTCGTAGAACATACCGATCATGTATTTTATACCTTTTTAGCTGCTGCCTTAGTCTTTCGACTTCTTTTTGCTTTTGGTTTTTCGGGTTTGTTGTACTCTGTGATACCTAGAAGTGGTAACATGCCTTCAAGTTTAGGGTACATGTCTAACAGTTTACCATCTTTAACTGCTGTTAGAACTTTTGCCTCTAAATGATGCAGTCCTTCTAAAATTTGTACCCAATTAGATTCTTGTTTCCAAGTAGGTAGCTTTTTCATATTAGAACCAGGTTCCATGAACTGTCTAACACGTCTCCATTCTAATGTAAGAGTCGTCTCTCCCATACCGTCAGGAATATCTTCTTGAAGTTTAGTAGTAGAAGGCATACCTTCTGGCAAGCCCCAATCAGGTTTTTCAGCACCAACACCAATACGAACGATTGGTACTAGTGTTTGGTTAGTAGGGGCCCATTGTTTTAGTCTTGCGACTTGCTCTTCTGGGGTGTCGACTTTAAATACCCATTCAAAGCCTTCGTTGATTTGTCTGAATTTCATAGTGTCTCCATTTAAAAATCTTCTATCACTTCCATCATTAGTTTCATTCTGTTCTTGATGAAGTAGTTTAACAACTGGCTTCTATCGCCACCTTGTTGTCTTTCATAACTATTTATAATACTTTCTTTAATATCTTCTGGTGTCTTAGACAAGTCTACTAGAAGTTGATTACGGTTAAACCCATGAGCCATCTCAGAGTTCACTACAAACTCCTCTGGCTTCATGCCTTTCCACTCTGCCAACAATGCCTTTCTAATAGGTCGTTGTCGTTTACCCTCAACAAATGTATCGTCTGCAGACAGCATATTAGGAATGCCGTCACCTTTATCGCCTGTAATAATATGTTCCATGAGAACTTTATCGGCAGGCTCTTTAATCTTAACCCACTTCTTAAATGCAGGAGCAAACTGTTTTACATTACTCCACTTCTGTAGCTGATTAAAGTCATGATCACCTGAGATAATAAGAAAAGGTTCAGGTGTGGGATCGTCAAACAATCCACCTACACTGTCCCCAGATGTTTGACTGTACTCTGCCAATGTACCAATAACATCATCGGCTTCAGCACCGTCTACATCAATTACAGGATAAGGAAAAAACTCCTCTAACTCTTGTCTAATGATGTGCAATGCATCAAATATAGTACTCCAATCAAGAGCGCTTTCTTCTCGCACTTTTTTGCGGTGAGATTTGTAGAAAGGGAACACTTTTCTGCGCCAATAGTGCCTGTTATCCATAGCAATTACTAGTTCACCATATTCAGCACCAAACCTATTACGATAGGAACGTAATGTATTTAGAATCATATGCCTAAGTAGATTAACGTCTACATCTACACTGGCATCCTTACGGTGTCCAATCTCTGCCATAAAGTTGGCAATGGCGACTTGATTAAAGTCTACAACAATCATTCTTTAATCCTCAAAATTACAGAGTTAGGTTGTACCCTAGTCTTAACTGCCATCTTTTTACCACGGATATTATCCATGAACTTGTGCAAGCCATTGGCTCGTGCCTTCATAAATGCTGGCACCATCTCTTCAGGCTTTCTAATCGTCTTTTCGTAAGACTTAGAATCTGAATAGTTTTCAATAGCAGTGCCTTTAACACTGAGTCCGCCATCATACTCTGAGGCGTATACACAGAGTCGCTTACGTTTAACATCATACATCCAAACCTCAGTAGCACCAATAATTGCTACAGGGTTTACAGAGGCAATACCCAAGTCTTTATCCTCAGCTAGGTAGCGTAGTCGACGTACAAGTTTGTTCTTGTCTGTAGGACGCTTCTTCCTAATACGAGTAATTTTCTTGGCTGTCTTCTCATTCATTAGAAAGCCTTCACAAGCATCATAGAACTCGATAATCTTTCTAACTGTAGTTACCTTTAGATTAGAAAAGCCTTCAAGTAGCTGCTTGTCCCAATCGCTAGGATCTTTTAACTGACGAACTTGCTGGAGTTCCACCATCTCGTCTTTGTATTTGCCTAACTCTGCAAACATTTTATTAATCTCAGCATTGTTTAGTTTAAAATCTCGCAATGCTGTGACACTCCGTACATTTTTACCGTCTACAATCTCATCAATACCCAACTCAACAAAGCACATTGCTTCATTTAAGTTCTCACGCATTGCCACAACCTTCTTAGGTTTAGGTGCGGGTGCGTCTTCAGTATCTTCTTCCCAACTAGACTTAGGGTTTGTTTTTGCTTTTTCTAGAAACTGTTGTAGTTTCTTATCAATATAGTTTCTAGCAGACTCTGTCATCCACCCTGTCTTAGAATGGACAAAACAATACTTGCCTACATGGTTAAAGTTCCAATCTGACAAAGTTAGAATAGCAGATATCTCTTCCTTAGTCAAACCAGAGTCTTTACGAAGCCAGGTTTTAAATGCTGCTCGTAGAATTTTGTCTGCGATTTCGTACCGGACAAAGTAATCAATATCTTTCCACTCTTGTTCTCGTTGAGTGTTGTCTTCAATTAATGCTAGCTTTACCCAATGAGGTTCAGTCATCACATAGGTGCTGCGTTTACGTTTAGTTTGTGCCATAGAAGGACTCCTTTATTAATCTACTAATTATAACATCGGTAGATCAGGATGTCAAGCATTTTTTTGGCAGGTACTTGTACTTCTCAATCTCTTCGCCATAGTGTTTCTGTATAACATCAATATAATCTTGAGTGTAGTAAGTTGATTTTCTGTATCGATAAGGCAGAACATTAGCTGGTTTTAATGGATCTGGGACAGCTAGAACCTCTTTAATTATTTTAAATTGATTGTGTAAGTTTTCATATTGGAGAACAACATTTACACCTTTTAACCATTCTATTAATGAGCGATTCCAGTGAGTATATCTTGAGGATTTGTTGTCGTTAATCCAATCAGTGAAATACACGATGCCTTTTTTATGAGCCTTTGTGTATAGTTTCCATTCTTTGGTTTTTTCTCGTCGTGTTACTGGTTGTAATCCAATATGGTTATACACACTTATCATTCTATCATATGTATTTCTTCGCACACCAAATATAACATACGGGTCTATATCTGTGTATTGTGACAACGGCACTTTATCACCTGTTCCATTTATTTCTTCAAGTGTAGCATGTCCACAATGATCAAGAACAAAGCTATGTTTTTGACTGTTTCTATTCGCCCATTGAATAATCGCCGTGCCAGCAGTTTTAGGGACATGTACAAATACTGCCCGGCGCAGAGGACGCACGATTACAATACTTTAAATGAGATAACTTTGTCCCACGGAATAGTTCTCCAACCAGAAACATCAGTATCAAATACTGTAAGATTCTTATCGTTGGGAGCTTTAGGATTAGTAACAGCAGGCACTACACTAGGATTTAATGTGCAGTTCATTTCTCTAAGTTCACCATTTTGTTTTTGAAACTTAAAAAAGCAAGTGCTGTTAGTTAAGAACTTTCTAACTCTAGATTGCCACTCTTGGCTATTTCTTTCTGCAAAAAAGTCTGATTCAATCACGTTTGGCATAATATTACTCCTTTTGTTTACGTTTACTATCAATTAACCATTTTAATCTTTTACGATCTTCTTCATTACCTTTAGACGCTTGTCCGTATTTTTTTGTAATCCAATTATCTACGTCTTTATCATCTTCAGGTATATCTGTAATGTCTATATTATACTCTTCTAACTCTTTTGTCAAGTCTTTTTCACTAATAAAAGTAATTGATTCGCCTTTACGTTTCTTAATAGACATGTTAGCAGCAACTACTAGAAGAATAGCTAATGGATCAAATACAAAAATAAGTAGCATAATGATAATTCTAACTGCACTATCTACACTAGATTTGTCTGATGTAGAATAAAATAGTTCTGCGATATATTTGATAGGACCTAGCTCTGCGTCCATTTGTGCTACTTCTTGCCTCATTGGCAAGAGCTCTAAGTTTAGTGCATCGATATTAGCTACTGCCTCATCCATCTCTGCATTCAACTGTTCTCTTTCTTCTCTCTGTGTTCTGTTCACATAGTTTTTATCTTCACCACGTGATGTTCTGAGAGTATCGTCTAAACCAGATAAACGATCTCGGGCTTGTTGTAATTTACTTCTTTCTGCGTCTAGTCTAAACTCAATGACTTCCATGTTTAGTGTATAGTCTTGATTAGTAGCAGTTTGATCAATATGTGCTCTTGATAGAAAACCAAAGATACCTAAAGATGTAATGACAGAAAGAATAACAACTGCCGATACAAAATATGTCTTTAATAGTTTTGATGAGGTTGACCAATATTGATACACCCAAGATGCTGTTACAAGTTTAGCAATCTCAAGAACTACTCCCATACCAATAATCTCGGCATAAGCTGCCGGGAATATAGTGGTTAATCCAATGATTGAAAAATATGCTGCTACAGAAGATACTGCAAGAGCAGAAAATAAAAGTAAAATTATAAATCCCATAAAAATTCTTTCGTTACTCGTTCGCCGAAGTAATTAACTTTAGTAGAGGTGAGAACTAAATCTTTATATACTTCTGGCTGTATTACCTCTTTTTTCATTAACGCATTATATGTATCCATTTCTCTGTCTAAATTAAACTCTTTGGCAAAATTTGTTACTATACCTTTAAAAGTTCTTTTTCTGCCGTCTAATGGTTTCTCATCATTAGGAGAATTAACATAGCTTCCAATATTATCATATGGCAATATCTGAAAATTTAATTTGAGATCAAATTTTTGTAAGTATGGATCACCGTGAGTGTGCTTAATGCGATCTCTATTTTCTACAAACTCTTCAAAAACTTTTGTGTTGCCAAAAGTATTTTTTTGGCCACAATACACCCAAAAATCTCTATGAATTCCTGAAACTAATCTATCAAAAGGATTTCTTAGTACTAAGATAACATGTTTGTAATTAACATCCTGAGCGTACTCGTTTAAACTGTAGTATCTTTGACGAGATTCTGCTTCAAAATGTGTACAACCAAAAATCTCTCTTGTGATTACTTTAGAGGCAGATCTTAAAGGAATACTCATTACAAAATTATTTGTCTCAACAATTATGTCTTGGGCTGCCATTCTATTTCTTCAAACTCCTTTAAAAATGTCATTCTCAATCTGATGTTAATCATATCATTAATACAATTATCATCGTGTCTGTATTTCCACTGTAACAAAAACTCTTGCATTTTAGCATGTGCTTTGCTTTCATATGTTGCAATAGTTTCTTTGGTTAGTTCGCCCTCATATTCTTTTACAATAGTTGAACTTCCAAAATACTTTTCAAACTGCCTTTCAGTTTTACAAGAGTAACCAATATAATATCTGCCGTCTGGAAAATAAGTACAGTATACTCTATGTACTTTCTTCTCTTTCGGTTTTTTCGCTCGTGCCATCATCTACTACCTCGTCTATGGTAGTAGTATTTATGTCACCGTCCCAATTAAGATCTGTCACCATGTTTTGCTTTACCTTTTGGTTTTTACCAAAGATGAGATCCCAATTACTTGCGAATGTATCTTTGTCAACGCTAAAAGGTCTAGGTTTACTTCCCTTACCCATTACTCCTCCTTCACAAAGACGCCGTCAACCATTTTGCCTTTGCGATCCTTAATGTCGTTGTATGCTACCGACATACAATGCTCTAGTGTTAATCCATTTCGTTCTGCGATATTGATAAGAACCACAATGCAGTCACCAATATCATCAGAAACATCACGACCTTTGCAAACGTTATCACTTAGCTCTCCAACTTCTTGAATTAGTTTACATACTTGATCTTTGTCTGTAGCACCATCAATGAGATTTCTATCTCGATGCCATTGTTTAATCAATTCTTCATACTGTTCTAACATCTAAGTTTATCCTTGTTCCAAGCATTTGTTTTACTTTAAAGTCAGCATTATTAGACCAAACCAACACCTCTGGATCATCATATAAAAAGTCACAGTTCTTGCAGTATTCGATATCGTCGAATTGTTTGAAGGCATGTTTTAGTCTTAGCTGATTATACAGTTCTCCATGATAAATGTCAACTAGTTTTTCACTATTTGTATCACCAAGAACACTTTTTTCCTCGTTAGGAGGACCCATAGTCTGACAGCAAGGTGTTACTTTGCCGTTAGCTCTAATTGTTATTTCGTTGGCAAATGGCCTGCCGCACGACTTTCTTACACTAGTATCTCTAACATACACTGGTTGCCAATTACCACTCCAGTTATGTTGTTTCCAAATATATGCTTCTGTTCCTACTACATCAATAAAGTTTTTCCTATATTGCTCTACTTCGTACTCCATTTGATGGTTGTCTAATATCAAATGATAACTGCTAACTGTGCATGTCTTTGAATACTCTTGTAGAGCTGTTACATTGTCTATGATTGCATCAAAATTATCAGCAGCCATCCACTCTATGTACTTCTCTCTATTGTAACCTATGACACTGACACGAATAAAATCTATACCAGCGTCTACAACATCTTTCATGTATTGCCCTTTTAGTCTAAAGGCATTAGTAAACATGTAACTCTTAAATCCGTATTTGTTACAGAGCTCAATGTACTTAGGTAGATCTTTGGCAAGAGTAGGCTCGCCGCTACCCTCTAATTGTATAACTGTTTCTGGATTTGGCTCTAACTGCTGTAAAATGTTTTCAAATGATTTGAGTGGCATCTTTTTTGTCCACTCTTTGCCTCTGCCTGTTGTTTGAGGACACATCTGACATTTGTAATTACATCCGCCTGCAACTTCTATGACAGCTCTTTGTACATCAATCATTGTACCTCTACTGTGATATTATCACATTTATATGTTTTTAATTCATCTGTTGGAAACGCTGATATAATCATTGCCTTTGTTTGTAGAAATGAATCATCAGGATCTTTTATTGTAATTTTTATAGTATTTTCTAATGCTTGTTCTTTAACACCTAATATATCTTGCCCTACTGCAAAATTAAATATAAACCTATTGTTACTATAATGACGGAATATTCTATTATGTTCCATCATTCCATTTGTATGATTAGTTTTGCTATCAGTTAAAATGTGAGGTATAAGAGTGCCTTTGTCTGGCACTATTTCCATATAAAAAGGTAGCGTATTTTCGCTAACCTTTATTTTACTTCTATAATATGCTATAAGTTCTTCTGGGTTCTGAAAAATCTTATGCATCGGATACGGTGTAGGTTTACCTGTTGTAGCATAAGTAACTGCTTCAAATGTTTTTTCTTTGTCTAAAAAATAATAATATATGGTTTGCCTAGATCCTCCTGGGTGTATTCTCCACACTCCTTGATCTCTGATAGGCGGCCATTCATCTTCAAAACCAGCATAGTCATAAAAAGGATCCCATATAACACCAATAGGATTGTTAAATTTTCCAGATTTTAAAAACTCTCTAGCTAGCCATACTGTTTTAGGAAACCGTTCAAATTCTAAAAAGTCTTGTACTGACTCGACCTCGCCTTTCCATAAATGTTTTGTGAAGTAAGGAACAACTTCACACGACATAAATTCCCTTGTTCCTAGTTCAAAGTAAATGTTCTCTTTTCTAAATAAAGATAACCCAAGGGCTTCTTTTTCTTTTTTTGCCTTCCAAAAAAACTCCATAGCAGCAGTATGACTACCAAGAGTTTCGTTTAATGTTTTTGATATGCCAGTAAGTAGCATTAGTATTCTTCGTCAGTTAACTGATCGTAAAGTTCTAGTTCTTCTTCTATTTCTAATTCTGTACCACAAAAGACACAAAATTTTGGCTCATAAAAATGATCGTCCATGTCGTAACTTACTTTAAAAACAGCTTCACAACTCTCACATTCTAAGTTTTTTGGTTTTGCCATGTATTACCTCTTGGTGACATTTATCCGTGCTTCCCTCAAAAAGGCAACACCACTGCCGCATTTTTGTGAAGCATACCCATGTATATAGTAGACATGAGAAATGCCAGCTTGGTAAATAAGTTTGGCGCATTCTAGACATGGCTCGTGGGTACAAAATAAAATAGCACCCTCACTTGATTCTGTGGATTTAGTTAGTTTCATTAGAGCGTTTGCCTCAGCATGCAATACTTCAGGTTTTGTAACCAAAGATGGTGCAATGTCTCCAGGCAATCTATACTCAATAGTTTCACAATCGTTGCTCCATCCACTTGGAGTTCCGTTGTAACCAATAGAAAGGATGCGATTATCTTTTACAATAACCGCCCCCACTTTTAGTTTTACTGCTGTAGATAGCAGAGCTGTTCTCTCAGCAATACTAAAAAAGTAATCAATGAATTTGGGCTTCATTTTATTTCTAAACTTTAAGAGGCCCATACCTGCTCCCAACCTCCAGTTAACGCACCTCTTGCATAATCTGTTGCTCTGTTCTCAAAGAAGTTTGTATGGGTCGGGGCGTTGATCATTTCCTCTACCCAAGGCAAAGGATTCTTTTTAACTTTAAAAATACCTCTCATACCTAAACTAATAAGACGTCTGTCTGCAATATAACGAATATACTTTTTAACTTCCTCAGGTGTCAATCCTTCCATAGGACCCATAGCAAACGCTAAATCAATAAACTTATCTTCAAGCTCTACCATTTTTTCTGCAATGGTGTATATTTGTCCTTTAACTTTGTCATTCCAAATTTCTCTATTTTCTTCAACATACTGGCGGAACAATTTGATCATTGACTCTGCGTGCATAGTCTCGTCTACAATAGACCATGTAACAATCTGTCCCATACCTTTCATCTTGCCATGACGCGGAAAGTTTAGTAGCATAATGAATGAGGAAAAGAGTTGCATGCCTTCTGTGAACGCTGAGAAGGCGGCAATGTTAGTCGCAACTGATTCTCTTGTGCCGTTGGCATTAGACAAATCAGTAAAGTAATCGTGCTTAGCACGCATAGCTTCATATTCAAGAAATTCATTGTATGTACTCTCTGGCATACCCAATGTTTCAATAAGATGGGAATAAGCGGCAACGTGCAATGCTTCTCTTGCCGCAAAACCAGCAAGCATCATTCGTACTTCTGGCTGTGGGAAATATGGTAGATAGTTATTTACATAACCTCCTGCTACATCAATATCTCCTTGTGTAAAGAATCTAAAAATGTTTGTAAGGAATGCTTTTTCTTCGTTTGTTAATCTGTTCTTCCAGTCTTTTACGTCTTCTGACATTGGTACTTCTGTATGTAGCCAATGAGACTGCTCATGCTTTAGCCATGCGTCATAAGCCCAAGGGTAGTTAAAGGGCTTAAAATATGTTCTTTCATCTGTTAATTTGCTTTTTACCATGTTACTCTTCTCCAATATCTCTGTAACTATTTTTTTCGAATGCCCACTTTCTTTCTGTACACCAATAACAAACTCCACATCTACCCTTGTTTTGTTCTGTACAACTGTGGGTAATAGGCATTATAACATCAGCAATTCCTAAGTCAAATCCTAATTTTACTGTTTCGTCTTTTGTCATGTCCTCGAAAGGCCATGTTACATACTGTCTTTGTTCTTCAGTAGGCTCGAATCTAGGATGCGGATCCTCATTCTCATGCCTATTATGTACTTCTTGTGAGTATGCTGTCATACCAATAAAAAGGTGATCAATGTACTCTTCACCAAATACTTCATATGCACCGTTTGTAACATAGTCCCAAGGATTGTTGGCAAGCTCTTTACCTACAACAATTGGCTCTTGTACGGGAGCACCTAATAATTTATTAATTGTCTCTACAACTAATTTTGAATAATGTAACGCTCCATCTAGTTTAGGTACTACAAATGGTGTACACTCTTGCCCACTATCAAGACAGGCAGACTTCACTAGATACCAGAGGACGGCGCTATCCCATCCCCCAGAAACCATTACTCCTATTCTTTTATCTTTTGGAACGCTTATCCTTCGCATGCTAAACATGTTCCATCAGCCAAGTCATCAATTTTAATTTCTTGAATAATCTCTCTTTCAATTCTCTTAGATACTTTGTCAGCTTTGCCCAGTTTTTCTGAACGGCAATAATAAAGTGTCTTTAATTCTGTTTTCCATGCCAAATAGTGTACTGCGTGTAGGTACTTAATATTTACATCTGGACGGAAAAACAGATTAAGAGACTGTGCTTGATCAATAAACTGCTGTCTATCAGCACCATGTTCAATTACCCAACGCTGATCAATTTCCATAGCAGTTTTAAATACTGCTTTTTCTTCATCTGACAAACATGTTACATGTTGTACAGAACCATCGTTTGCTATGATTGACGACCAAATTTCGTCAATATCCAATTTTTTATTTTTATCCACCTTATCTCTAAGTATGTTATTAAGATACTTGTTCTTATTGAGATGCGATCCAGATAATGTGTCCTGTCTGTAAGCATTTGCCCTAAACGGTTCAATAGACGGCGAAGTGTTTCCCATAATAATACTGCTACTAGCATTGGGAGCGATAGCCATAACATGACTAAACCTTCTTCCCGTGCCGCTTGCGTCAGGCGCTTCACCTCTGTCACTACCAAGTTCAATGTTTGCTTCATCTAATTTACTCCTAATGTGTCTAAACATTCTAATATTAGCACCTTTGGCTTGCGCGCTTTCCCATGCAATCATATTCTTTTGTAGATAAGCATGAAAACCTAGCGCACCGACTCCGATGCTTCGTTCTCTCATAGCAGAAAACTTCGCTCTAGATACTTGGTCTGGTGCATTGTTAATAAAATACTCCAGAACATTGTCTAGCATTTCTGCAATGTCCTTTAAAAACTGTGGATTTTTAGACCATGAATCATAATGCTCTAAGTTTACAGACGACAAACAACATACTGCTGTTCTATCTTTGTTTGTCGGTAAAATAATTTCTGAGCATAAATTAGACTGATGAATTTTTAAACCTAGTTCCTTTTGAAACTCTGGTAGATATTTGTTACTTGTATCAACAAAGTGAATGTATGGCTCGCCAGTTTCCATTCTCAACTCTAAGATTTTTTGCCATAAAGACTTTGCTGATACTGTATCGCGAATTTGTCCGCTATGAGGATCAATTAAGTTCCATCCATCGTCAGCGGTAGGGTCTTGCATACATCTTTCAATCAATTCCATAAAGCGATCGGTAATGTTAATACCATGATGTAGATTTAGACATCTAACATTAGGATCTCCTGTAGGCTTTCTCATTTCCAAAAACATTACAACGTCCGGATGAGAAATGTCAAGATAAGTAGCGTAAGAGCCGCGTCTAGTGCGCCCCTGGCGATAGGCGAGGCATGACGAATCGTAAGTCTTGAGATGAGGCATAACACCAGTAGACTTGTCATCACTGGCACGGATACCAAAACCAATGCCAACACCACCACCCAACATAGATAACCAATTTGTTTCACTTAAATTCTCCACCAATCCTTCTGCGGTATCATTAATATAATTTAGAAAACAAGAAATAGGCATTCCCTTTTTGGAACGCCCAAAAGACAAAATAGGAGTAGAATATGACAGCCAGTGCTTGCTGGAGTACTCATACAACCGCTGGGCATGTTCTGGATTAGAACCAAACGACTTACTGACAAAAGCAAATCGTTGTTGAGGAGATGTTTCCTCATCTGTCATATAACTCTCTTTAAGCCTAGCAAGGCCTAACTTATCAAATAACTCATCTCTCGATGTGTCAATTTGAATCCCTAAATAATCTTCTTTTGACATATTTTCCTCTAAATTGGTTGTTCTCTATAATCTTTGTGAAAGAGTGGTAGTTCTTTGGTAAAGCACCGCGGATCTATTATTTTGTTTTTGTAATCTACGCCGGAGATAGATATATATTGATCTAAGGTTCTTGCATCTCCCAATCCATAGATATCATCTAATTGATCTCTAAAAATAAGCGTTTGTCGTTTGTGAGATTGCTCATCTATATCCCACCATTGAAAATCTCGGTTGTCGCATGCTTGTTGATCCCAATACAACAAACCCTCTCTATATCCTCTTCCATAATAATGTCTTGTTGGATAATCCCACATATGAAAAATGTTATAACCGTTTGTCCATGCTCTAAGGGCTAAACTAGGCTCTTCTCCATGGAAAAATAATTTTTCATCATATGGCACCTCTTCAACAAAAGTACCTAATGTAAATACAGTGTTAGCACTAAAAGCAAACCCATGTACATAAGGCTGTCCTGTTTCCATGTTTCGGCAAATATAAAAATGCTTCCACCAGTCTAAAATGTCTTCAAATTTATCTACAATCTGCCCTCGATAGTTTACAGTTCCATCTTCGTGAAAGGTCGTGTCAGAACTTCCTAAACACAACAAACGCATACTATATTTTCCTGGTTTAGGCTCGTATGGCGGAAGATGAGAAACAGGCAATGGATTCCTAATTATATCATCATCTATTGCCGACATTGGATCTGGGTAACCAGTAATTAAAGGTTTTTCGTGGTACTGTTGCAAATGTGCAATTGAACTAATAAACTTTAAATCCCACTCGGTCTCCCAACCTGTATGAGAGTCTATTTGGCAATAATACTTTTCGCCATTATAAGGTTCCTGTGCTCTAGTTCTTGCCCAGCAACATCCCAAACTTTCATGAGGCTCATAATGTTGATAATGAATTTGATCTCTAAAATTATCAAAACATGGCAAGGACAAATCTAGTTTTTCTTGTGGAAAGGATTGATCGACGATAGAAAAAACTAAATTATTTTTATAAACAGCATTGTCCCAGCAACGAACGATAGTATACATCAATAGGGGATCCCTAAAAGATGCAATAGAGATAAAAATCTTATCCTTCATTAACTGCCTCTACTACTGAAGGGAAATGTGTTTCAATAACTCTCCAGCATTTTTCTGCTACTACCATGTGTTCTTTTTGTGTGCCGTTTGCCATGCGCAACTGACAATAATGAACCCAAGAACGCAATGTGCCTGCCATGTAAAGGGTAGTTTCTGTATTACCCTCAGGTAGTACTGCGCGTGCTTGTTCCTTAGCGATACCTTGCTTCAATGCCCACTTATAATTTCTCTCAGCGAGATTAATTACTTCTCGTTGCCTCATATTCCATTCTTCGTAAAGACGCTCGTGTTGCGTCTTATTACCACCTTTACCAAAATCATCAACATTGTCAAGTTCAACAGAGTTTTGTCTGTTTTTAGGATCTTGCAAACGTGCTTCCCGACTAACAAACGTATCACTTTCAGCGTATCGTTGACTAAATTCCTGGAAACTAAAACTGCGGTGCCTAATAATCTGTCGACTAATGTCTCGAGTAGTCCTAATCTCCATTGTTAAAGAAACCATCTCGAATGGGCTCCAATGAGCATTTTTTATTAGGTATTTGAGTAGTTTTGGTGCCGTTTCGGCATTGTTTTGATTAATAGGGTTACTTACACGGGCAGCGTGTGCTACTAACTGTTCTGCATTATTACAATCACTCAACGCTGTCGGCATCGACATTGATACCAAAGTTACGCTAGACATCAATTTTTCTCCATGTGTTAAATTTAAATTCGGCTCTTAGGCCGCTGTAAGTATTTTGTTCAATTATATTATGAATTTCAGTTACTGTCAAGCCTGACATAACCATATCGTTAATATCTTTTTCTTCAAGTGTTTCAGGCCAGATACAAATTTTTTGTCCGGCGCTTATATACTTATACATTAATTTCGTTATCTCTTTATTTCTTGGCTGATTATCAAAAATAATTGTATAATCTTTTAAACCAAGTTCATCGACTCTATTAAATGCCGATCCACTAGCAGCAATAGCATTATCCAAAAACAAACTATCAATAGGTCCTTCAACCACTTTAACATTTCTTGTTTTGTCTATGTCGTCTAGACCAAAGATAGTGGGAGCGTCCTCATCAATTTTTAGATTAATGTATCTCAAAGACTCCCCACGAATACCTCTCATAGCCATGCCTGTTAGTTTACCTTCTGTGTTAATAAAAGGCAGTATTAAGCGAGGTTGTTCAACTGTAAGAGAAGAGGTGTACTTTGTGTTTAACTGTGCTGCTTTTCTAATATCGTCAAGAAAGTATAATCTGTTCCAAACTTGTTTTGGAATCATTCTCGACTTCACATACTCTATGACTTCATGATCTTCAGGCAAAGTATCCAATCTGTCCATTAATTCATCAATAAGAGTTTTAGGACGAGATTTAGGTTCCTTAAACTCAAAGTTAAATTCTGGCTTTTGATTGGCCCTGTTAGAAGGTAATCCTTCTTTGTAGCGTTCTACAACATACTGTTTATGTAGAGTACCATCTAGTGTCTCTAGAAGTCCCCCAAATGTTTTACCTGCTCCACAATTATGACACTTGTAGAACATATCGTTTTTAACTTTGTACAGGTATCCGCGAGCCTTATTCTTTTTTGTGCTACTATCGCCACAAATAGGGCATCGGAAATTAAAGAGGTACTGATCCTTTTTCTTGAATCTCTCAAGCCTAAAGGATACCTGATTAATATATTTTAGATCAATAAACAAAGACATAAAAAAACCTATACGATTAGTATAGGTGCTATTGTAACAGAGTGTTATCTATTTGTCAAGAAGAAATGTGGAGAAATTCTACAATAATTGGTAGGGCAAAACCAGTAATGATTACTGCACCAACTACAATCCAACGCCATTTTTCTAATGAGGATATGCGTTGATCTTGCTCAGACAATCTACCAGACACATCCATTTTAAGAGACTCAATACTAGCCAAGACTTTCTCCATATCAACCTGGTTTTGTTTTGTAATCTCTCTTTGTGCGGTTGTTAACCTAGAGTGTAGTTCTTTAATGTCGGCTTGGTGCTCTTTTCTATGCATCTCTATTTGTTCTTTTAGCTCGTCTGCGTAATCTTCTTGGTTATTAAGTCTTTCATCGTGTACAGCTAACATCTGACCGATATTATTGCACACTTCTGTAATTTTGTCAAGAGCATTTTCTAATTTAAGAAAAAGCTGGCCAATCTGATTTACTTCGTTCTTGACTAACGCAATCTCAGTTTCTGTACTATTTGCCATCTTTCTTCTTTTTCCTTCTCACCATTGGCTGCATTACAGGATCTCTTCCTGGCTCGCCCTTGGGCCCGATGCCAATACCATGAATTGCACCCCCACCCACTGCGTTTGCTGCGACTTCCTCAACAAACCTGTGGTTTTTAAATGACATAGTATTGTGTTCTAATAATTTTACCTCATCTTGAACATCATCGAACATTGAGTATAAATCGAGTTTTGTTTCAAACTCCTCATCACTCATATTGAGATTTTTCTCTTCACGCAGAATTGCTAGAGCCGCTGCAAAAGTAAGAAGTCTCTTTGCATTTCTATCAGGAGACTTCATCAATGCACGTTTTACTTTAAAAATGAATCTATTAAGTAAAGTATATGAATCTAATTCTTGAGACGTTACCGGGTCTTTAATTTTTTCAGCATCTTTATTAATGATGCCAAAACGAAATGCGTCAGATTGTTCTATTGGTTGCGCTAACAACCTTAACAGCCTCAAAGCTATCATACCATCTAAAAATCTTGACACTATAGTTTCCTTAAAATCCCAATTAACTCATTATTGAGTGGTATATTTGTCTCTGGAATGCCCTTACTAACTACTGTTTCTAATGGCATTCTATTTAAAAATACTAGATATGTTTTTAAGTCTGTCCAGTATTCTTGTTCTAACTTGTAAAATAAAATATCTGTTGCAGCGTTACCAAAAACATTATACAAAACGATCAAATGGTTAATCACCAATCTTTCGTTTACCTCACCTGTTTTATGATAACGATTAAGTAATCTCTTAATATATTTTATTCTTTTTAAATCATCTTCTAGTTCTTGCATTCCCATACAACCTGGGTTGTAATAGTGTTTTATTGCATAAACTAAAAATGTATTCTCATCAAGTTCAATCATACTGTTATTTATTTCCTTTACGATACAGTAGCAGTACCTCCAATGAAATACCATTTACTGTTAGTATATAGTAACGTTGCAGTATCTCCTGCAGCGGAAAAGGAAATATCGTTTTGTAGATTTGCACCTTGTAGGGTAATTGTATGCCCCCCTGCATTAGAGGTCATGATTACAAATTTAACTTGTCCTGGGTCTCCATCGTTTATACCTAAATTACCTGCACTATCAATATCAGATAATAAAGTAATATTTGTTGTAGAAAGGATGGTACCCAATGCAGTCATCACGTTCTCGTCGCCAATTTTAACTTTATCATTAAATTTGACGGGTGTTGAAATATCAGCAAAGAGAGAAGCGACAGTAAGTTTTTTACTGTCGGTTCCCTGAACTATTGCAAATGTATCAACGCCTGCGGCTGCTGTAGCCGCCGTTAATTCTGAAAATTTCTTAGACATTAAGTACTATCTCTTATGCGTCTGGGAATTCGGCGTCGTCATCGGCACCGCCAGCTGCTTCGTACTCAGTATCTGTAAAAGGATCAGCCATTGCTACTAGTGTTTCAAATGTAACTCTAGAACCGTTAACTGTTCTTTTTACCCAACCTGGTTGTGTGATACCAGGTGTAGCAGCTACTTCGGCTTCATCAACCATAAAGATATCTGCGGGGTCTACACCTGTAATTACAGGCTTAACTGATTTACTCCATGCGGACATAGTTTTCTCCTATTTGATTTGTTGTAAAATTTGGTTTAAAATTGAAAAGGCTTCGTAACGATTGACACCAATTGCTGTTTCACTAAGTTCGCCCTTAATGATATCTTTTAGCAAATCGATTTCTTCCTTTTTAACAGGCGCCATGCCCTTCTGAGCACCGGGTCTTGACATATCTCTTCTAGCGGCTCTTTCTGCATCTCGCTCGGCCTGTGCCTCTTTACGTTTACGGACTCTCGTTGCTGCTTGTTTAATCATTTCCAAGCGCTTTGCTTTTTGTTCCGGTGTCATTTCTTCATTTTGTTGATCATCTGAAGATGACATAACTTTTTTAACACCTGCTTTTACGGCTTGGCCGGTTGCAAATTGACCTACTTTACCCATACCAGCTTTTCTTGCAACTCCTGCTCCAAGTGCTCTAGCAGCGGCTGCTACTAGTGGGTTTTCAATCAAGTCGCTTGCATCAATATCATCTAAAGATTCGTTTGCTTGTCTTAAAGCTTTCTGGGCAGCTGGATGATTGGAAAGTCCTTTCTTGATCTTTTCCATTTTCTTAGCGGCACCGGTGTAGTCTCCACCCTTGTGTCTAGGATCGTTAGCAATGCCTCTAGCCATTTTAATTTGCTTGGCAGTGATGTATTCTAAAAGAGCGTCTTCATCGAAGTTATATTCGGTTTCTTCTCCCTGTACACCAGGAAACTTTTCCTTGTTCTTATTTTTTAATCTATCTCTAGCTGCATTTGCATCTTTGTTAGGAATTCTAAAACCGCCTGTATCATGAGACTCTTTGTCTTTAGCCATCTTGCCTTCTTCGTCAAGATCGACTTCTTCCTTCTGTGCCATAGCCTTTTTAATTGCCTTGTCTCTTGATCCGAAGTACTCTTGTTTTTTCGTCTCAATTTTTCCATCACCGTCATGGTCCTTCTTGGCCATCTTTTCGTCGATACAGGCAAAAAATTCTTTCTTCTTAGACTCTGGTAAGTCTCTAATAGTAGAGACACCAAATTCTTCAAGAGCTTCATTAAACTTATCTTGATATAATTTATTTAAATCTACAATATCAAGTGATTCCTGTTGCTCTTCTTTTTCTTTTTGTTTACGGAGAGATTTTGCGAACATTTTCATTTTATCTTTTTTAGCCACTTTGCCTAGCTTTTTGGCTTTCACTTCGTCCTTCATTCTCTCCTCATCGCCGTCGACAACTTCGACGCCGTCAACCATTTTTTCGTCGAGTTGACTCACAATATGCTCCTCTGTTTGATATCTATTTCTTTGGGTATGTTGTTTGGCTCTATTAAATACAGTATCGTCTCCGAATACAATAAACATAAGTTCGTCCATAAACTTTTTAATGATTTCTCTTTCGTTAGGAAGTAACTGAGAGCCCATTTGTACTCGTGCAATAGCTCGTTTTAAAATTGGGAGATTTTGTGCAGGCATCATTCCCTGACGCACTAACATGTCTAATCTCTTACCTTGGTCTGCCATAGTGTGTACCCTTAGTGTGTTTACAAAGGTATTTATAAGATCTTGAACTTCTTCTCTATGTATTCTTCAATAAATTTTTTATTATATTCTTCTGTAATGCCGAGCTCAATCTGTGGTTTTTTCATGTCTTCCCATTTATACTCTGGGTTTGCTAGCCAATTGTGAAACGAATGTACTGCAGGACCAGACATTCTCATATTTGGAGAAAACCATTCTTCTGATAAAAATTTAAGAATCTTGTACATATTCATATCACCGTTTTTCCAATTCATAAGAGTCATACCACGCAATCCTCCGTACTTACGCTCCCAGCCGTCTTCTTCTTTCTTACAGATATGATCGTACATATTTTGATATGATTTGTTGTAATGAGGAGCTTTAACACCCTGTCCTTCTGGGTCTGATTCTTTCATAGTAGTTAATGAGTAACCCCATTTTTCAGGGTCTTTAGAAAACTCACTATCTTCGTCATAAGGTCTATTGTTGGGAGAAATCCATAAAGGCATAATTGCAGCCGAGTTACCTTTTGGCCACCAGTTATCAGAGAGCCAACTTAGTGTTTGCCTCATTGTATCTTCAGTGTCGCCAGGCAACCCAGCAATTAAACTAATATGTCCCCTATAAAATCCTTGTTTATTAAAAAACTCTTCAACTTTTAAAAGACCTTCTTTTAGTCTATCACCGTTCATTCCTTTTCCAATTATTCTAGATGCCTCATGATTAAAACTTTCTATCCCATAAAAGTGAGAGTCAAACCCTAAATCATTAATCATTTGCCAATCGTCTGGGCGAGCAACTAATAAGTCCCCTCTAGCATATCCCCCAAAGTGTGGACGAAATGGTAATTTAGTTACAACTCTAGCATACCTCTCCAGTTTTTCGTGATAATCATTAACAGTTTCATCAGAAAAAGTATATGTTGTGGTTCCCCATTTTTCATAATTTCTTAATAATTCATCATAAAAATTATCTTCACTCCTGCTGTGATCGCCTTTTATATTTCTATGTACAAGTGTACAAAAACCACAATTAAAAATACAGCCCCTACCTAACTCAACTGTAAGACACTCTTGAGGCTGAATAAAATCTCTTTCCTCGTAATCTATTGTAAAGTCTTTTAGTCTTGTAGCGTCGTAATCATGTGTTGCATCTATGTAATTGTATGTTCCATGTCGAGAATATTTTAGATCAGTACTGATGCTTGTAAGGTGTCTTACAAGAGCAGCTATTGCAAGTTCACCATAACCGTGTAATAACCAATCAATAGGGAGGTTCGAGCAGTTATAATAAGATTGTGTACCTCCTACAATAACAATTTTTGGATATTTTTCCTTTACCCAGTTTAGAACATCTGTCATGTTATCAAAGTGCATGTCAAATGTAGAACTTACACCCAAAAAGACAGTGTCGTTTCTTAAAATTGCGCTAAGATAGTCTTTTAATTTGTCGACAGGCCAGTTGACAGAAAAGTCTATGACTTCAACGTCCATGTTAAGTTCTTTTCTAAGATAGGTGGCTATTCTATGTGCGCCAGGTGCTCTTTTTACAGATACTTGAGTAAAGTCTATAACAGACCCAAGAATAACAGCGTGCATATTATCCATCCTATAGCTAATAAAGGTTTGTCTTCAGTGTTCATTTATATCCTCTATACGTTGATTAAATATCGAAAACTTTAATAGTAATCTTGGTTTATCTCCTGTTCTTACAGAGTGCATTAATGTAGTATTTAGAAATGCTGCTGTATAATGATAATCAACGCCTTCTACATTTACAGGAACCGGATCGTCCGATAACACAAAGTTCAATGAGCACAGTGTACCGTTATCAACGTGAGGGGGAAGATAAGAGTTAGGTTCTTGCCAATAGAATTTTGGGTGGTATTCTATGCCAAAATCATCTGCTATTTTTTTAAGTTCAGGATGTTCGTAGGTGCTAATTTTCCACCAACTAAAGTCAACGTAAGGAAATCTATTATCAGTATAAAAGGTTGCTGAAGGATATGCTTCTTCAGCAATCTCTTTCATCCTTTCTATGTCTAAATCATAATCTACATGAATCAAAGGTATAGACATTATCTTTTCTTTTTAGGTAAATTAACCTTAAATTTTTTGCTTGTTTGTTTCTTTGCTATTGGTTTAGCTGGCTTGTACGTTTTAGATTTAGATGCTTTCTTCTTGTTGCGGCCTTTCATGCGAGCAATTTCCATTTTACGCATATTGGGTAACATCTTAACAGATAAGCGTTGTACAAGAGGAGCAAAACGTGCAACTAGTTTTTCAAATCTAGCCTTTTCTGCTGGGGGCATTGTCTTCTTATCTCTACCTCTGAGTAGACGCTTATAAACCATACCTCTTGCTCCACGAACAGCTCTTCTTTTTAATCTGTCAGGTGAAGATCCTCGTCTAAGTGCAATTTGTCTTGCTACTTTTAATTTTTGTCTGTTACGTCTAGCAGCGAAACGTCTTTTTAATCTACCTTGTGTTGATAGTTCCTCATCAAGTTCTTCGTCCCACTCTTCTGGTTCAAACTCCTCGTCGTCAAGATCTAAATCAACTGAAAAATCATCAAACTCTGAATAAAACTCTAGTTGATCATATGTAATATTTGCTGCTTCATTTTCTAATTCTGCGACATCTTCTTGGGTGAGGAAGTAATCGGCCATTTCTTCGTTTTCTTGCTTATATTCGTGTTTAGAGTTATCTTTTTGTACGTCTATTTTTACTTCCTCATTTTCTTTTATCTCAATCGGAGTATCAATAGGTTTAATCATTTCTGTTTTTTTAGCTTTTTGTTCACCAGGTGTTAACTTCTTAAAATATTCTGTTCCCTGGTCTGTACCCCACTCCATACCACCAGGTGTAGGATCGTACTCAGCATCTTCTTTAAGTTTGTCTAAAATCTTTTGTCTAATATTAGGCTTTAAGTCTTTAAAATGAAATAAGTTTACGCTTTTCTCAGTGTGCTTCTCACCTGTCATTACTTGACCGTCGTGTGCGTGTTGTGGACCTTTCCACTCTTTACCGTCTTGTGTATAGTGTCCGTCTGTTTTCCAAGAATGCTCTTTGCCTTCGTTATGATGCATGTTTAACTTCCAGTGTGCTAACTTCTTTGCACCCGGGCTGGAATTAGGGTTGGATCTAATCTTTTTAAGTTCTGTTTTTGTAGCGTCTTTGGGTACACCGTGTCTGTTAATCTCACCAAGTGACTCTTTCTTTCTTTTAGATGCGAGATATGCGGCAACTGCCATACTTCTACGTTTAGACTTGCCTTTGCCTTTAAATTGAGGTGCGTCAGACTTTTTAAAATCGCTAATGTAATCGCCGATACTGTTTTTGTCCGCGTCTAGTTTCTCTCTAATGTTTCTCTTTTTCATCTGACTATTTATCCATTCTCGAGCGTGGTGATTATTAGGGGGACGCCTTACCCACGCCCCAATTCTTCTATAGGCAGACATTACTCCGCCTTGTATATTACTACTTTCACTGTTATCTACAATAATAAAGTTTTGTCCAAATAGATGTTGGAATTTACCAATGTTATTTTGTACATCACTCCACATTTTAGACACCATACCAGTGGGAAGTGTTCTTGTACGAGCTTTGTTTCTTGCAAGTGCAGTATTTTTATCTGTATTAACAAATATCATTGCACAATCGTAACCTAAATGCTGAAGATGTGCCTTCATTGTTTGTATTTTGCTATAGTCTTTACCTGTTCCGTCAATAACTAAACCAAGCCTGCCGTTAATGTAACTATCCATTAATCTTTCTGTGGCAGATTTTGCTCTGGCTCTTATAAGCTGTCCTTTTTCTGACTTTATGTTGTCTGGTGTAGGAGCCATGCCATGTTTAGCTAAGGCATACTCATACATTCTATCAGGATTAACTATTTTTAGCCCAAATGATGTTAAAGCAGTTTGTCCAACCACAAAGGATTTACCGCTTCCAGGCCCACCGGCTAGGAATACGGCTTTAAAAATACCAGGATCTCTAATTCCTTCAGTTAGCATTCTCTGTGTCTTCAGTTGGTTTTGGTTTTAATTGCTCTTCATAATATACTATAAGAGCTTTTTGTTGTTCTAAATATCTACGCAATTCTGCTAAGTTTAATGACATATTTTCATAGCCAGGAACGCTCACCGCATAAAATACAAAGTCCCCATTTTCTTTTTCAAATCTTTCTCTAAACTCGTCAAAGTTTTCTGGAGTAACAACATACCATTCAACATCAAACAAAGATAATCCTTTAGGTCTTGCCTGTATTGGTATTTGTCGTTCTACTGTCTGAATTTGAGTTACAATTCTCTCTTTAGGTGCCATCAAAGAGCAACCTGAGACAAGAATACTACTCGTTACTAGTAGAAGTAATAGCTTCAAGTTCATCGAATATAGCTGCTGTTGCATTATTTACTCTCGTTTCTATGAGTCCAGGCTTTTGCATGGACAACATGGTTAAGTTATGTCTGCGAAGTTTTCCAATTAGTTCGTCTTGGTATACTTCAGCTTCTGTTAATTGTGTCTGTAATTCCTCAACTCGTTGTTGAGTTTCCGCATTCTGTTCTACTAGGAGATCATATGCTTGTTTGTTAGCTTCAGCCGCTGTCTCTGCTCTTGCTAAATTAGCAGCAGCTAACTGTAATCTTTCTTGGGTATCTTTATAGTAGATGTAAGCACCGCCCAATGCACCAAGAATAAATAATAAAGGCATTAATCTAAATAACATATTAACAATTCCATCTTCTTCTTGCAGCCTTACCTCTTTCTCCTGTCCAGCCTTTGGACCTTGCACAGAATGACTTGCGTCTTTTAGCAGCTTTGCTACCAGGTTTTAGCTTGCTTGGAGGTGTAGTTACTGCGGTTTGTAGTTTACTTCCTGGGTTCTGACGTCTATATTTATCGACGCCTTTTTGTGTCAGGCCTGCGCCTGATTCTGTGGACCTTTTATGTCCACCTTTTTGTGTCATGCCTTCCATTCCTTTTTCTTCATGGAAGCCACCTGCCATTTTGTTAAACATTTTAGCAGTTAGATCTGATTTTTTTGATGACTTATGTTTTTTAGCTTCAGATACAGATACGTTATCACCATCTACTGAAACTTCTTTGGCATTGTTATCCCAATACTCACCACCATACGCACAATCTGAGCGTGTTTCTAGTTTCTTACACTTGGGGCAGTATTTAAGTTCTTCATCTTCTTTGACGCAATTGTTGACACGGACACCACCTTTAACTTTGGTGCCTTGTTTTTTGTAGCCGTCCCAACACTTAGGATCAAGTCTTTGTTTTTCTGCCTCTTCTAGCCACTGTTTGAAGTTTTGCATTTTTTAATTCCTGTATCTCTTTTCTTAATTCTTCTATTTGTTCTTGGAGTTCTGTAGCCCCTCCAGGAGCGACTGGTGGGTGTGTCCACTCCTCCAATTTATCAATACGTTCTGCCAACAAAGGATAATCACGACGCCATTTAGCATCAGTCTTTGTTATATGTATATCGTATTTATAAGAAACGTAATTGAGAAAACGATCTAATTTTTGTTGAAACCAAGTACCTGCCTTGGTTCTGAGGAACCACTCACCAAAAGATGAGCTGATTATACCTGAGAGTATCGACTTTACTAAGAACCAGTACATGAATGCTCCTTCAAGAAGGACTTGAAGCTATGGAAAACTTCTCCCTCCTTAAGTTGCATACCATGTCTCACAGCTTTAAATAATTTTTTAGCATGGGTTTGAGATGCTCTGTGATGTAGGCCACGTTTAAATGATTCAAAGTCATTATTAGCAGCGTGAGCTCTCATTTTTGTGCCACTGATACCAGTAACACCGTCTGCATCAGGATCTCTATGTCCTGCTGAGACAACATTAATCTTTTTAAAATGATATTCTTTTCCAGGTCCGTTATACTTGTCTACAAGTCTTTGGAATTCATGTACTCTGTCAGATCCAGCAACCATTGTTACATGGGTGTATCCTTGTGAGTGCATGTTTTTTAGATGTGCTAAGAAGTGAGGACTCTCTTTACTAGAAGCCTCAAAGTTTACACCTGGGTGCACATGTTTTAGATAGTCTACTTTGTGATCGGAATGTAATGGATTCTTCTTAGAGTCCTGACTGTGGCTTACAATAACTTTATGATCTGCACCGTGTCCTCTTGCAACATCGTGTACAGCGTCAACTAACTTACTATGCCCAGCAGTAGGTGGGTTCATCCTTCCGAACGCAAATACCATATGTTTGTTTTTTCTAGCTGGCATTATTTGTTCCCTTTAAGTGCGTCGCCTCTAGCAAAGTTAGCAGCACTAAACTCTTTTCTATCAACAAATTTAGAAGGACGGCCGCCTTTGTGTACAACAAAACCTTCAGGCTTCGTAGGCATTCCTCCAATCTCATGACCAACGCTAGAATGGCTTGATAACGCGTCTGTTAAAATATCTTTTGCTTTTTGTAAGTGATGGTGCATTTTTAAAGCAGTTTCAATATGTCCTTTATCTGCTTTTATTTTGTTTAGTGCAGCATCCCTTTTCTGTGTTCTGCTCTGTACTGCCTTTTCTAGTTTTACTTTAGCAATACCTTTGTCGTGTTTTAGTTTGTGATGAGCATGGAAGCCTTTATGAGAAGGATCCTCACCTGTTCTTACTGTATTGTTAATATATGTTTTAAGATGTTTTGAGTGTCCCATTACAGCCTCGTGCCCTTCTTTAGGCATCTTTTTGTAATGTTCCATAGCAGCTTTTACATGCTTCTGATACTCTTGTTGTGCTTCTAGAGGGTAGTGTGCCTTACTAATGTCATGATGAACAGGCATCACGTGAACGTCTTCGTGTTCATTGTGAGTAATATCTGCACCGTGTTGTGCAACCATTTGATCGAGACTGTTACCAGTATATTTGGTATGAATAGCAACACCAAATTTTGCCTTTAGAGCCTTCTTATAATCGTCCGAACCTTTTGGATGGTGGTATGTAATAGTGTTTGGTGTATACTCTGCACGATGTCCACGATCCTTTACATCACCAGAGTGCATAATATCTGCCTGGTAAATGCCTTTGCCGTCGTGAATTTTGGGAAGGTGTTCTAAAGCAGCCTTGAGCTTTTGAACAAGTCCAGGAGCATGTCCATGGTTCTTTTCAATATCAGCAGGCGTATAATTAATCTTAGGATTTTTGTTGAAAACAGACTTACTGCCTACAAAGAACTTTCCAGTTTTAGGATCTGTACCGTAAATAACTGCAGGACTACCATCATATTTTGTGGTAATTTTAGTGTCGTTTTTTTGTCCAGTTAGGTGTCCGTGTACATCATTTAGGGTGTGAAAAGCATGTGCAAATCCTTCTGCACCTCCATGCAAGACATGATCCTCTACATGTTCTAGATGCTTGAGTTTGTCTTCTTCAGCCGCTTGTTCTACTAGAAAACCCCTAAACTTCAACATTATTTCTACTCTCTCTTAACAATTTATATTGTTATTATAGCACATTTCATGCTAAATGTCAAGCAGTATTTATAAGATTCTGGTATACGGAAACACTAATTTATTGGGCTGCGTACCCTTAAGAATGTTGAAATCAGGGAGTTCGTCTCTGTAGATTAGTTTCATATTTTTGTTATCGTATACCATTCTAGACTCTTGATCAGGATCAACATACATGTCTCTGCCACCCCTTTCAATTGTTAGAGTAATTCCTGTATTATTTTTTGTCGAAGCTGCTTCTAATCTTTCATGGAATTCTCTATCGCCATAATGCCAGCCTGTAAAAGATTCATCATAACCACCAGCGTCCCAATACGTTTTCTTTGTTGTTATAAACATATTGATATGTCCTGGACAAGGGACAAAATTCTTTTTGTGTCTGATATAAGCATTGAACATATAGTGACGTCCATCCTTAAATGCAATACGTCTTATACTTCCCACATCACAAGGATTGAGAGTGATATCCATATCTAAAAATAGAACGGGATCTGTAGGTGCATAAGTTGCAGCTAAGTTTCGACAACCATGGGAGTTAAAACCAAGGTCCTCGTCTACTGTCCACAACTGTATATTAGGACCATATGGAAAATATGTTCTCTTTAAAATATCCAACGCAGGATATTTCTGTGATCCATCATCAACCACAAAAATCTCAACTCCAGGAGGATAGTCTTCCCAGAGTTGGGCTTGTTTTTCTAAAAGTTCAGGTTCCTCGTAATAGGAGTAGGCTATGGTTAGCCTTGGCTCCATTTTATCATCATTGAGGAATTTCCCCTGCGATTCCAGCCATTTCAGATCTAACATCGATTTGTGTAACATCCTCAGCGGGGAAGTCAATTGTTCCCCCTTGTTCTAATTGAAAGTTTTCTCCGTGTGTAAGAGAATTATTGCTATATAACTCAAACCCGATATAGGATTCTATGGTGTTATCAGAGATCCTACCTTCCAAGATGTGCATAAACTTTTTAACAGCATCTCCAATTTCAGGCCAAGTAGGTTCCTTTTCAAATCTTGCAATAATGTACTCATTACAATCACAAGCCCTCCACATAGGGAGGTGGACATCTCCAAGGTTTTGCCAAACCTTAGTGCAGGCTACCAACTTTAGCATTGTAAAACTCCGGTGTCTTTTCAATTTCAGTTAAATTAACATTGTATGTCTTTGCTAGTTTTGATGCCGTATCTTTCCAATAGGCTCTAAAACTAGGATCCAATGCCCTCTTGCTTGCCATAATACAGTTGGCAATTTTTCTTTTTGCTTGATCATTACTCATTATAATACTCCACTTCCAATTCTCTTTTCGAGAATTTCAATCATTTTTGTTTTACGCTCAGTCCATTTCTCTTCTGAGCGCTCCTTACCGTCCTTCATCTTCTTTGGGAAGAACTTTTGCTTCTTGAGATTCTCAAGAGCCACTTTACGACGATTCGTTACATTACGCTTTTTCATTTTCTATTCCTCAATGTTATAACCAAGTTCATTCATAACTTGAAAATCAAGATTTTCATTAATCAATTCTAATGTAGACGGAGGAAGATACTCCATACTTAAATTTTTATCTACATCAGAATTTGATATTCCTTGTCCACTTATATATTGGCTAACATACTTTAAATTTTGTACGTCTGTGCCTAATAAAAGATTTACCTTTTCAGCAATCACTGAAGGAAAATTTCTAAACTCTTCCACTTTTACAATCATACTATTTGATAATTTTTTAGAGAGTTCAAGATAACTTCTATTTTTTTGATTCCACATTGCAATGCTGTTTTCATAATCTTCTATTTGAAATTTTACAAAAGATTCTAAAGGGCGATCATGTGCTTCAGGGCAATGGAAATAATAGGGTTCACGGTGCATTGCCTGTATCCATGTGTACGGAGATCTAAAAGTAAAAACAAATAATGTTTTAGTGAGATCAAATTTTTCCATCTCTGATAATGAAGGAGCTAAACGATGCTTCCAACCCAAATATCTGTAATCATGAGGGCGTAAATTAAAATTTTCTGTGAGAAACACTCTTACAGCATTTGTTCCTGTATGTCTTTCTCCAAAAATTTTACTAGTTTGGATCACCTTCTATCCTCATAACCAATTGTTGCTTCAACTACACGTTGACGTAAATCTGTACTACTAAAAGAATGTTTCCTAGTGTTATATATTACTTTGATAGGAAGTTCTTTTCCAGTAAAGGGTTTGTCTCTATATTCTTCGCCTATTATACGCACATTTATAGGTAATGTCAAGAGAAGATCTAATAAATCTTTCTCTGTATTATAAAGAACAATTTCGTCAATATACTTAACTGCTGCTAATTGAATTTGTCTTTCTACGACACTTTGTACGGGTTTATTCTTATCTTTTCTATCAATAGAAGGATCAATTTGCAAACCGACGACTAGATAATCACAATGCCTTTTGGCTTCTTCTAGCATTGTGATATGTCCTGCATGTAGTAAATCAAATGTACTACATGTAAAACCAATTGTCTTGTCAGCTAAGTCTTTATAGTTTAAAATCATACCCATTAATCATCTAAGGATTCAGACGCCCATTGATGCAAAATGTCGTCTAAGAAATCATGCCAACCATCATCATCAAAAATTTGATACTTTTTAGAAGGAATACGAAGCTGCTCTGCTCGCATTTTAATTAAATATTCCCCATCAACTTCTTCAACTTCAGAGACACCATTTGCCCATGTCCATACACCTACAAAGTTATAAAACTCGTCAACGTATGTCATTTTTAGTTTTACGTCTGCATCAACTTCACTAAGATGCTCACCTAAAGTTTCCATAAACTGAAATGGAGCACACCATGCCGAACAGACATGTACATACTCGTCAATTTCATCTTCATCGTATGCTTCTAAATTAGCCCACTTAGGACCAACGTTGTCATTCATCCAGCCATAAGACGCAAAATCTCCGTCCCACTCGGGCATAATGTTAGAGTATTCAAGTCCACACTCGTCAAGCCTTTTAACAGACTTAAATGCTTCGTTGAATCTTTTCGTAGATGTTTTGTTTCCCTCTACAAAGGAAATATCACAGTAGACATGATTAGCCATTTTTAACTCCCGTACAAAAGATTATTATCAAACATATGATTAAATTCCTGGGCAATATGCGAATGTATATCACTACCAGGGTGTAATAGGTCACGTGCTATTTGACCTACTTGGTCGTGATCGGAGTTATACTTTGCAGCAGTCATAACATATTTCTTTGTGAGAAACATATTACGTCTCCAACCATGATCTCCAAAGATGGGTGTATCCCAAGGTGTTTCCAAGAAATACAATCTAATACCCAAATCTTTTACCAAGTTCTTTATGGCGTCTAAGCATAAGCTTCTGTAAACGCCTTCTGTTCTTTCATTGTTTAAATATTCATTCCAGAAGTCTTTATCCATATCCCTCGAATTTTCTCCTATAATATGAGGAATAGAACCAGTATAAAACTCTGGACGCTTTTGTATAGGTTCTGCCATGTAGACAGCTTTAGGTTTAATTACAGGTAGCCATGACTTTAATAATCTGTAAATTGTGATAAATCCGGCACCTTGGCTACCTAGGTTAATAATGTCTCCTTCCTCTTTTAGGAAGTTAATCCAAATATCTTCAAAACGAATTCCGTTTCCAAATGTAGAACTATCGCCAATACAAACGATAGGCTCATTAAACTCGTCCTCAAGTGACTTAAACATTCTAAAGCCTTGTTCATTTAGATCATACGTTAGATAGTCTTTTGTATAACCCATTCTGAGCAATTTTTCTTCATTACGAATCCAATTATCTTCACTATCAGTAGCAAAGAAATTATGTACTTGCCCGCCCAACCAAGAGTTATCTTCTCCGCGGACTGCGTAAGGCTCGCCAAAATGTTTAGTACTTAGTTCCATAGTGCACCATTATATAGCCTTATAACTTAATTGTCAAGACTTTTTATTGAAAAATTTGTTTAACATCATACCCCACCAGTCATATTTTTCATGATATAAAACCGATCGAGGATTGTCGTGGTGGTTTCCGTGCCAGCCTTCTCCTGCTGAGATGAAACCTAGAAAATAATTGTTTGTTGCGCCTGGTACCATGTGTACCACTGATGTTAGATAGGCAAGTGTCATTCTTGATAGTCCAACCGGGACTAACCAAAAGTAAACTAATGCAAATGGATCAATTAATAGTAATACAAGAGCAAAGGTTATAATAACTAGCCAATAATATTGAACTTGCCATTTATAGAAAGGATCTGTGATAAGATGTCGTCCGTGAATGTATTTGACATCGTCTGTTAGATAGGGAAGAAAAAAGACAACATTCCAAAAACCTTTATGGATTGGAGAGTGTGGGTCTTTTTCTGTGTCGGTATGAGCATGATGTGCAATGTGTTGTGCCACCCAATGAAAAGCCGGCCCTAAGCACATCATGTTTGCACACAAAGCAGTAAATCTCTTAAACCACTCTGGGCATTTGATTTGCCTGTGTGCTGCTATTCTATGATAGCCTGTAAAAATTCCAAAATTATTCCAAAGTACATACCCTATTGCAGCCATAGTCCAGTGAAAGGCTGTTCCGTTCATAATAAGAACTGGAATCAAAAATATTCCTAGAATATTAATGTACTGTCCAATGGTAATGTGTAAATCTGAAGCTACACTAAATTTGAAAATGTTTTTCACTGATTATGCTCTGCGTCTATACTTTGAAGATAACCTTCAATACCTGTACAGCCAGGACAGTCATTATATACTACATATTGCGGGGTGTAGTTAATTGTACAAAGACGTGGCCATGCTTTAGCAGGAATAAAATATCTTCCTTTTGTTATGTTGGGTGCAACGTCTGCTAATTTATAATCATTAATTTTAGCATTCGTTTCAAACAACTTCTTATTGTATTTATTAAAGCACCAAATGTACCCTTGATAATTTTTTAGAATATATTCGTAAGTTCTTTTTACCCACCACTGATAAAAATCGTATGTATCTCCTCTGTACTCTGGGAGAGTGAACGACCTTGTACCAATATTAGCATACTCTGTATCATGTAGTCTATTCAAACCACACCCTGATACAATTTTACCATCTTTCTTAAACAGTGTATAAAAGCCACCGTTTTCTTCGTCATAAATTTTTTGATAAAATAGTTTGTTTAGAAACTGTTCAGATTTAGATTCCCAATCCTCATCCCACATAATATCAGATCCAGGTCCTCCTGCTGCGTGTGCTGATTTAGCCCATTCAACAATCATCTTTGGATCGGATTTGCTGTTGACGTCAATATAGTTATGTTTCTCATATACAGCGTCAAGTGCAGCAATAGTGTTGTCTATTTCTTCTTTATTGCCGATAAAGGTACCCCAAGCTCCGTTTGTGTCGTAGTCCCAGACGTAAAGAAACTCGTCAGTATTGTGCTTTACTAACTTGTCAATGCTGTACAGCTCTGCAGATGCTACTACGTCCTCTGAGCCTCTCAGGTGTGTTAGATATCTAAAGGAGCCTGCAGCCTCTTGGGACAGGCATAGGATACGATTGAGTCCATTCTTAACAGGGTGATTGTGTCGCCTCAGAGCCTTACCAAATCGTTTCCATGACTTAATTGTTGCCATGTCCCATTCTTTAGCTTCAAAGACTTGTCTGGGTATAATGTCCTCTGCAATGTTTAGTCCAACACCAGTTTCCTGATTTGTTTGTACTAATACATCACATTCCCACTCATTAACAATTTCACATATACGAGCGAAGTCTTTAAGATAATCATCACCATCAACAGGGACAAGATAGTCATATGGTGTAGTTAAGAAATAATCTAGAACGGTCTGCTTACCTTGTCCAGGAGTACCATTAGATTCTGTTACAATAAACTTACACTTATTTCGTTCTGCTACTTCTTTTGCTTTGTCTGCGTAAGTTGGATCTAAACTGTTTGCTACAACGACGATATCAGCCCACAACCCAACAGGATTGTAATAAGGCTGATTAACATTGAGTATAGCTCTTTCTAGTTTCTCAATATCGTCTGAGGTAAGTATACCAACTAAAAACCTAGACATCGTTTAATGCTGCTAAAAGATCCTTGTAGTGTGCCATCTGCTCTAACTCCTTTTCCACTGCCTCGGAAAAGTCAGTATGCTCAGGAATTGCACGGGGATTTTCCAAAAGAATATTAACATTCATTCGGTGCTTCTCTACCTGAGAGGCAAAATGGCTTTCCATCACTTCTTTAATATGTTTCATAAGTTTCTCCTTATTATAATAGTAAGCGCTTACTTACGCGCGTAAGTTTTCTTGCGCCTTAATTTCCTAGGGTCAGGCATAGTGTATACAACTCATGATAATATACTTGTCATGGTTAGTGGGCTCTTGTCCTCCATGTGGGTACAACCACAGTGGTGGGAACACTAATAGCCTGCCTTCCTTAGGTGTAACAGTGTAGTCTAGTCCAGGGAAATAAGTACACCCATCGTTATCATTTAAATATAGCATGAACACCAAACTACGTCTAGCACTAGCATGATCTAAAACATCCACGTGGGTGTCAAATCTTTGGTTAGTGCCTACAGTATACTTTTTTATGCGAACTTGTTCAAATCCATTAAACGGTATGAACTCTTTTTTGTTTACGCTTATTATATATGACTGTATGCTAGGTAAGCATTTTTTAATAAAACCTTGTGCAGCGCCATAGGCACCTGCTTCGTTTAAGTTAAGTTGATCAAACTTATAGCCAGGCGTGTCATACGTCTGGCTTTGACTGGAATTAAAAAGTTCTATGTAATCCTTACATTCAGTCTTTGTAAGTACATTATCATAAACTTTAATGTAGTCTGTAAGTCTATCCATCTACCTCAACTTTGTCAAAATTCCTTAGCATATAAATACTTATACGAATTTTTCGGAGCCTTTTTTTTCTACACATTTAGGGTGTAGGATAAAATTGGTGCCGGATGCAAGAATCGAACTCGCGACCTTCTCATTACAAGTGAGCTGCTCTACCTGCTGAGCTAATCCGGCGAATGGGCAGTTTTACTTCTTGCCCGGGAAGTGCACCCAACGTTTTGTTCATCGCGAACAGGGTCTTGTTGGCTATACCCCATCATGTAGAGCGCTTACTTAAAAACGCCTGCACCAGCTGCTTCAAAAGCAGCAGCTACCATTGCTCGGCTAGGGGTACCGAGGCGATAGACAGTCTTACCTGTCTTGGTAACATTCGTATAAACAGGGTAACCTGCTGAACGAAGCTCGTTGATTCGAGCACCAACGGATTGAATACCAAACATTTTACGAGCCTGGTTTTCAGTTAGGGTTGCACCAGATGAAAGGAAGTTAAGTACCTTTGCAGCCTGATTTACTTTTACAGTCTTAGTTGACATATTTCACTCCAATTAAGTTAATATTAAATTAATTACAAAATCCCTCAACTAGTTTTACGTCTACTAGTCTTGGGCACTCCACGATTAATGACTCGGAGAAACGCATCTTTAGTATCAGCACTTGCCTCTTTGTAGATAGCAAGAGCAAACTTTGATGCGTCTTTCTTTGTCATTGAAAAGGGCAACTCAACAAAATCAATTCCTGAATTATCCCTTAACCTCTTTACACTAGTTACTACGTCATTTGAAAAACGAGCTTTTGTAGTCCCGTTAGGCATGACAGAGTAACCTGCGAATTTATATAATCTTTTATCCATAACAGCTATTATAATACCTTTCTATTTAAAAGTCAAGCATTTTTTCAGATTTTTTATCTAAAATATCTAGAAGATCCATTTTAAGCTCGTTGAGCAGAACAAATACGCCCATGTCAACAGCCTGCGGATTGACCGACAAGCACGAATGAATGCAATTTTCAGCAGTACGGATTGCATCCATCTTTTCCTTAATTCGTTCAATACTCATACACTAACTCCTGGCCAATCATGTGGAATATACTTAAACTTTTCAAACTGCCTACGAGTACGAACAAGTTTCAATTTGCCACTCGGGCTTGTTCGAATTTCCATGCCGTGTTTAGGCTTGTAGGCAATAATCTTATCACCATCTACAAGGTAGGTATGATTAGGTTGAACATCGCCTACCCATTGGGTAACTTCTTTTAGTACTTGCATTATGCCACCATAGCTGAGAATTGCTCAGGACTTACCCAGCCTTGAGCTGTTTTGAACTCACACTTATAGTCTGAGCGTTCTGATTGTGGGAGAGGAATCCATGATTCACTCTTGGCGAGAATTTCACGACGCATGTAACCATGCTCGTCATTGTTGGTGAGGCGCTGACAAACCCAACGATCCATCTTCCAAACAAACTCGGTTACAGAGTCCCAATCCTCGCACTCCTTAGCAGAGTCCTCAAGGATCTCCCAGGAGATAATGTACTCCTCAGAAGCCTCGTTACGATACTCGATAAGATCGGTGAGAGTAGGAATACCCTCCTTAGCAATCTTGTTCATTTGAGCATTCGTGATGTCACGAACCACATAGGTGCTGCCACCCTTGAACTTCCAGTACTGAGGGCACTCACCCTTGCCGTCCCAATCATGGGCGCCATAGTTTTCTTTGTATTGGGTCCAAATAACGAGTTTCATATTAAAGTGCCTCTTTAGCAAAAACTTCTGAAATAGCGTTTGATACGCCGGTCTTAAATAACTCTAGTTCTGTTGGGTTGAGTTCAATTTCTTGCTTAAAAAACTTCTCAGCGTTTGCAGCGCCAATTACATCTCTAAGAGCCGATCTGTATACTGCGGCTCTATCACTTGAGCCAAAGCCTTGACCTTCTGGCCAGTCACCACATACCCATTCGGCTGCTTCTAAACACTTCCCAAAAACAAACTTAGGACCTTTTTCAAAAATTCTTACCATAAACACTAACCTCACTTCTCATTGTTTATGCGTACATTATAGCACCTATTTCAGTAAATGTCAAGCCTTTTTTTAACTTTTTTCAACTTTTTTTTACTATAGGTATCAATAACTTATAAGGCACATTATAGCACCAAAATTTGTATTTGTCAAGCCTAAATTAATCTATAGAAATCAATGACTTACAGGCTCTGTCAGACGCTAGCAGAGCCTCTGTCTCACACGCTATTTTAGGCTATCCTAGGGTATATCTATGGTATTTTTCGTGTAGCTCGTACTTCTCTGACGTTTCGTGTATCAAGTCCAGTACTCTACTGTATCTGTGATTCTGCTCTGCTTTAACATATTTGGTTGAAGTACTGTATAAATCCTCATACCACGTGATAGGCTTCCAGTTAATGTAACAGTAATCTATTATGATACCCGTATACTTACCAAAGCGATCAATCATGTTAGGTAGCATCCATGAGAACACTGTGTCGGCGTCATCTCTCTGCTCTACCGTATCAACAATAAAGTTGAACCAGGACTTAACCATATTGGGAAAGTCTCTTCTTAACAGAAAATAATCTGCAAAAGGAAGTATTGTTATTGGTGAATGAATGTTTGATTGAATAACATACTGCTCATGATTAGAAAGAGCTTTCATAAAGGCATGAGGTGTTCTAACAGGTTGGCAATTTGGTATTTCGTGATGTTTGTTCTTATGTTCAGCCAAACTTACAAATTTGTGATCATAATCTGTAGTATGATCAAAGCACAGCTCCCCAAAATACTCTAAATTGTGCTCCTTTGCTAAGTCCATACAGAACTTAGTACCACCACTCCTGGGCAATGTAATTACAATCATTGCTGAACATGGCTCAACATAGTATCGGTAATATAATCTTCTTCTTTTCCAGATTTCCAATACTTGTTAAAGTCTAATAGCATCTCTCCAAAAGGACCTTGTTTGTATTCATTTAACAAACCCACGTTTTCAGAATACAAAACTTTTCTATTGTGTTGTGCAATTTCAAAACATTTATCTCGAACCTTTTTGTACTCGTCAGCGGAAAGATTATCGAGCCTTTTAATTTCTTTAGCAATAGCTCTTCTTCTTTCATCATTATCCTCAATGCTGTCGTAATCTTCATTTATATAAGGATGAAATGTTTTATACCCAAGTGTTCGAATCTCTTTGATAAAGTATGGTGTGGTGTATGCTAAAAATGGGCGTCCGGCTGCAATACACTTATATGTTTTTTCTGTTAAGAACGCTGGCGAAAATTCCTCTACGGAAACGTTGCCTTTATAGCCCATAAAATTATTAAAAGGATCGTAATGTGACTCTACAATAATATGAAAGTCTGCATCTATAAGAGAGTCCATAATAACATTAGTCCACTTGTCTAAAGATTCTCGTCTAGTATCCTCGATAGTATGGGGAATTTTATCAATCCATTCTTTCGTTTTATCATTATACAAATCAAAATCTTTAGCATCTTGTATGATTTCTTCTTGTGTAAATACCTTTACTCTATCTTCAGGTTTTAATTCATGATTGTGTTCAATCATAACATAAGGATTGAAATTATGAAAGGTAAGATTAAACTTGTCAGTCAATTCTCGCATAACAAGTTCTAAAAGTAATGCAAGTCTATGTTCATTATAGTTTCTGCTAAACACACTAAACTTTTTACTTGTAGTGTGTTTAAAATCAATATTTCTTACTCTTGTTTGAAGCGGGGAGTACACATGATATGTAATTTCATCTCCCATTTTTGATCTTGCAAACCTTCTAAACAAATCGTCTTTCATAATCATATGAACTTTGTTTAGAGGAATTCTTTTCTCTTGAAGAACTCGATTAAAAGTTTTTGTATCATGAAGATTAAAATAATCGTCTGGGTAAAAGATCAATAGTTTTGTATCATTATTTCCTTTTAGATGTGAGACAACTTTAGGTGAAAGAAGATCTTCTAATTTGTATTGTCTTACTGCAAGGTCTAATCTATCATAAAGATAAATTGCTTTGTCGTTATAGATACCTTCATTTATAGGACGAATATATCCTTTAATGTAACTATCGTAAGGTAGTTTTGTATCACTATAAACATTATTTACATAACCAAGTGCGCCCATTTTATCTCCTACTCGCTATATCATATGGCTCTTGAGCTTCTTTATCGTACCAATACAAGCTTCTATGCGGACGATCGTTTTGTTTATACTGCGCGTCGCTGTAATAATAGAATAGCCTAAACGTCGTCCTATGCACATCAGCAGGACAATTAATTGGCTTGGGGTATCCGTGAAATCCTCTCGGACTGTAATCCCATATAATTACACTATTATGTATACAAGGAAATTCCTTGACTGGTTTTTCCTTCATGTTGTCCCAAAACTCTAAAGCTCCATTCCACTCTGGTTCCCAATCGGGTGTAAGGTAAACAATTAGTGAAGCGGCTCTGTGAAGTTTTAGTTTATCTTGCCAGTTAAAATCTGAATGTACTTGTAGGAAATCTCCGTTATAACTTTTAGAGTAGCCTGCCCCTACAAGATATGGATCTCCCATAATACCATCCATGCCTGTTAACGTGGAGATCCATTCAAGCCCTAAACTGCTGTGCATCTCATTTACAAATTGAGAAGCAACTGGTAGATGCTCTAGGACTTTACACTCTTTCATATGGCTACCTTTTCTATCAAAAGTAGTCCACAAAGAATCATCGGCTGTACATGCTTCCTTGTACATAGCAGCCGCTAAGTCTTTTGATAAAAAATCATTCAAATATACATGAGGCACTGGCATCTCTGTTGAGTACTCATCATGTAAGCGTCCGGCATCGTGCCTTCTTCTTATATCTTTAATTATATCCATAATTACCTATTTACTTTTTAGTAAATGCCTGTGCACCAAAAAATGCTGCTACAATACCAGCAACTGCGACAAAGTAAGTTGGTGCCATGTCGCCTAATGTTTCTTGCGCCTGTTCTAATCCTGCTAATGATGCAATTACCACAGCAAAAGGATAAAGTAACATGCCAAATAGTGCGAACCATGCCATGCTTCTCTGAGAGTCTCGCATTGCATCTTGGTCCTCAAGCTCCTTCCTCTTGAACTCCATATACATTTTATGTTCTTCGGCGTCGACTTTGCCATCGCCATTGCTATCAGCAGGATGGAAATTAGACGAAGATTTCTTTTCTTCTTCTGACATAATTAGCCCTCCTATTGAAGTCTAATTATTTATAACTATAAGCTCTCATGTGTTTGATAAAATCTTCCTTAGTCCAGTCTGTTCTTGTCATTTTTCCAAAAGGAATGTGACCAACAGCTAATTTAGGATTGTGTAAGGCATAAGGCATTTTATCTTTCATCTTTTTATATGTTACCCGAGCTTTTTCCCACCAGGCTTTTTCTTGCTCATCTGTCACATCATCACCTAACCAAATAAAGAAATCTGATCTAGCCCAATACTGTGGCACAATTTGATTTGCTGGGATATGTACATCCTGACTCCCTACAATTTCTGCAAAATGCTTTCCTACATGAGTATAACCCATATAAAGATGTCCAAACTTTCTTTTAATTGTAAATCTTTCATAAGCATGTTCTGGGAGACGATATGTTGTTTGTCCATTAATGTACCCCCATCTGGCAGGTTGTCCTGTTCTTGCAAGTTCTAGTTTATGAATTGTATCATTCATTTTAGACAATTTTTTCTTACGTTCACCTTCCGCTTGATCATGCCACTGAACAAAGTTTGCATGTAGATGATTCATAAGTCCTTCATCTAATGTCATGTTAGTCTGTATGTCTAATTCTAAACGAAGCGAATCAATTTCTTCTTTTAGAGCGATTGGATCTAAATCAAACCAAAAGATTTCATTTTCTGGTTTAATATCTTTTTCTACAAAGGCACCATGCCTAAGTGAAAATTCATCATCGTAGATATCAAAATCTACTTCATTAAAAGTTAATTTCATCGTACTTTCCAGCTCCAAATCTGCCTTTATCAAATACAGGTCCTTGATCCTCTTCATCACCTGTATCCTGTAATCCCGCCTGTGGATCTTCTATATCATAGAGCTTCATTCTAGCTCTATCTACTCCAACCATAAAGCGTTTGTTTCTTGTAGGATCACTGTAACGGTTCTTTAATTGTTTTACCATTACCTGTCCAAGTTTTTCTATGTCCTCAGTACTTATAAGAGCAAACATCAAGTCTGCTGTAGCAGGCAAACCAAACGACTCCGAAGTATCTGTAAGTTCTACATCGCTGCTGTTGTAACCACCTCTTGTTGTTTGTGTAGCTGTAACAAGAGGTACATCAAACTCTACAGCGAGGCCTCTAAGTTCTTCTGCGATTGCCTTAATAATTGTGTAACTATTCGCTGACGTACCTGCCCTATACCTACTAGAGCTGCAAATGTTAAGATAGTCCACAAAAATAATATCCGGGCTAAAATTTCTCTTGAGTCTAAGTTCATTTAACAGAGCCTTAAAGTGTCCAGCATTAGCAGACGCTGTCGGATATTCCTTGATGATAAGTCTGCCGTTAATTTTTTCGTTTAGTTTTTTAATCCTATCATCAAACATTGTCTTAGGAAGTTCCTTCAACTGCTGTATTGGAATGTTCATAAGATTAGCATCAATACGTTCAGCAATTCTTTCTTCAGACATCTCTAATGTTATGTATAAGACATTTTTACCTTGTGAGATACAATTACCTGCCATGTGACACATAAACAAAGACTTACCAACACCTGTACCTGCAAGAGCTACATTAAGTGTTTTGTTTACTAGTCCGCCTTCTGTAATCTCATTAAACATTTCTAGATCAAAAGGAAGTTTTTCTTCTAGTCGATGGTAAAACTCAAATCGAGATTCAGCATCATCAATATAGTCGTGTCCTATGTTAGTGTCGAACCCAACCGCAAGAGCATCGGATAAGATAGAAGGAAGCGCAGATGTAGGTTTGTCTTTGTCCTTGCCATCAATAATACTAATGCTTTCCATAACAGCAAGATAAAGAGCTTTATCTTTACAAAACTTTTCTGTCTCATTAAGTAACCATTCTCTGTTTGTGTCTTCTGTATTTAAATTTTTAAGTACACCTTCTATCTCAGCTAGTTCTGCCTCGCTTACTTTCCTGTCTTCCTGTACAGCAATAACCAAAGCATTTGTATCGGGAGTAGAATTGTATTTAACAACGTGTTGTTCAATTTTTTCAAAAAGGATTTTTTCACCAGGATTAAAGAAGTATTCTGCCTTAAGAAAAGGAATAACTTTTCTTGTATACTCCTCGTCCTTACAAAGTTCTGCCAAAATAATTCTTTCAATCATTATAATAAATCCTTAGTATATTCTCCATAAATTTCACTGATACAATTTTCACACAAATACAGTTCTTCTGTATCTGTGTGGAAACAAATTGCTTTATCGCCTTGCCAAATAGTTAATTGGCATCGGTCACATGCGCCTTCAGGCTTCTTCGTATGCTTTTTCGATGTCTTCTTCAGAAACTTCATCTCTAAAAATACCTGCCTCACTAGAAATTAAATACCTATTTTCAATCCATTTGCTAAATGAGTCGTCTTTCAAAATAGGCAACCAAAAATCTTTGGTGTAAGTGTCACTGGCTCTAACTTTAGGATCAACTGCTTCACCTGTAGACATATCTACTCTCTGATACCAACCATTAGAAGGCTTAATTACATGTCCGGACTCTAGTGCAATGTCTAACAAACCAGACCACTTACTAATGCCTCCCTCAAAGGAAACTTCTACAGGGATCTTAGACTTCTCTCTCACATAACGAGACTTTTCAACATTAATAATAAAGTTATATCCTGTTAGATCCTTACCTGTCTTTTCTTGTTGCCTACCAATAATGTAAATGTTGTCGGCGCTGTAGTAAATGCCTGTACCACCAGACACAACATCTTTCGGAAATAAACCAATCTCTTTATATGTATGGTTAACAACAACTGCAGGAATGTCTTTAATAGTTAAGTGAGGCGTAATCATTCTAAACAACGACTTCAATCCTTTAGCCCTTGTCATGTCTGCTACACTCTTACCTTCAAGAGCATCCTCTACTTCTTTCTTACTCGCCAAGTTACCTACAGAGTCTACAATAACCATAACATGATCGCCTCTCTCAATGCCGTTAAGCTGAGACATGGAATCATGTTTTAACTGTTCAATATCTGTAATGGGCGTGTGTATAACCCTATCTGTATCAATACCAAAACTATTAAAATAGCTCTGAGGAGCACCAAACTCCGAGTCATAAAACAAAATGACACCATCATCATATTTGTCTAGATATGCCTTTGCCAACATCATAGCAAAAGCAGTTTTAAAGTGCTTACTAGGACCTGCAAAAACAGTTAGTCCAGGTGTAAGTCCTCCATCAAGTCTACCACTCAACGCAACGTTAAGTGCAGGAACAGGTGTCTGAATCAAGTCTTTAGATGTAAAGAACTTAGACTGTGTCAGGATCTCCGATTCCTTAATTGTAGAATTCTTTTTTAGTTTATCAATCAAACTCATAATATTTCTCCTTACTGGAAATGTGCATGGGCCGCGTCTAACATGGTTCCAATTTCTCTTATTTTACGAATCATATTAGCCTTAACAGCATCTTCCATTATATTGTAATCATTATAACATAGAGTACTCATGTGTGTCAAGTCTTTTGGCAAACATTTTCCTCCGAAACCTACTTTGCCGTCTGGACCAGGTACCTGCCAATGTGTACCTCCAATTACTTTGTCGCGACTAAGCATTCCTTGCAACACATCATAACCAACATCTAATCTGTCACAAATTTCTTTAAACTCGTTTGCTAATGCTACTCTCATAGCTAAAGCAGTATTACGAGCCATTTTAAACATGGAAGCCTGTTTGGCACTCACAAAAAATGTAGCACCTTTTCCTAACGTACAAGTTTTCATGTATAGTGGCTCACACCAAACATGTTCTCCGCCAAGAATGATAGGTATATCTTTATCGTCTACGTCTTCCTTCCAATGTTTCTCTCTTAAAAACTCCGGCATAATAATTGCTTCTGGAAATTGTTCTACTTGATCAGGACCAATAGTACTTCTAACGACAGTACGCCCTTTATCTTTCCATTCTTCATATACTGTTTTAAGAGTTTCAATATTTAATTTTTTAGTTCCACTATCTAAATCAGTTGGTACGCACAAAAATATATAATCATACACTTGGTGTTTATTATTATACCCCTGTGCTGGATCATGGATATCTAGTTCAACATTAGAGTCTTTAAAAAGATACTCTGTTGCCTTACCTACAAATCCATATCCTACAATTAATAATCTCATTTATTTTTTCCTGTATATTGGCATGTTAACTGTATGCCTGTCTTTATCGCCTGTCCAAAATCTATGATAAGTTGGGTTATCGGAGGTATCGTTATACCAAGCCAAAAGACGATTATGTTTATATGGAATGGTTTTAGTCCATCCATCTTTATTTTTCATCTCATATTGACCGCATTTCACATCTCCTAAGTATAATATAATTTGGTATCGTTTGTCAAGCCCATCTGTGTGCCAATCTCTGATTAATTCTATTTCTGTTGATGCAACATGTACGTTTAAATTCCATTCATCAGAATAAACGTTTACCAAATCCTTATTAAATATACCTGACAACAAAACATTCATCTTGTACAGGCTGTTCATATTCTGATTCTTTAGTTCATCCCAGAGCTCTGTTTTTTCAAGAAATGTATCTGAGAGTTCTTTGGCAATGTCATCAGGCAAACAGTTATCAATTACAATGTGCGGCCAAGGACTTTCAAAGTAAGTGTATTTGTTTTGAAAAAGAAATAAATTCATAATTTTAATGCTACTACAAACAATATAAACAACAAAAGAAGATTAGTAAAAAACAATTCTATTGCAAGTATTGTATGGTACCAAACCCAACGTGCTTGATAAACTTTATTTACTTCACCTTCTTGTGGAAGTTTTTCTACTATCGCCTTATCGAGAGGATTTTCTTCCACCGGACGCTCAAACCACGCAACAATGCGTGCTACTAATTTATCCCACCAACTCATGAGAACAGATCTTCTAATGTTGCTTGAGGCTCCGTATTCCAACCTAGCGATTTAACGATAGTATCCATAGGCTCTAAAAATGCTTTCTGAAACATTGTGTCATAATCTATGTATTTGTGTACGCCAAACTCTTTCGGCAAAGTTCCAATAAATGCCATACAGTTCTCCTTAACTACATTGGGCTCCTTGAGATACAAAAATTTAATCTTATCGCCCTCTTTAATGTCCTCATACTTATGTCCAACTTTGTTCTCTTTCAAATAATAATTGTACAGTAAACTACCTCGAACATGAATAGGTGTTCCTTTTTCATAAATGTGAGAAGCACTTCTATACTTTGCTAAGTTATTACAACCACGAGGGAAGGCAATCTCTTCAGGGCTCTTGTTGTTAAACTCCGCCTTTGTGTCATCTACAAACTTGTGCAAAGCATTTTCATCTTGTGTAAGACAGATACGAACTGCTTCTTTTAGACTGTCTCGAACACAACCAGGAGTAGAGGAACGAACAATTTCTAAACCCATAACCTTTAGTTTAGGTTCCTTATAACGAACACCTTCGTTGTCGTAAACATTCATAGCGTATCGTTTTTTAGCAACCCAGATACAATTATCGGCGATTGCCTCACGCTTAAAGAACAATTTATGTTCAAAAGCATTTGTGTAGTTAGCTAGATTACGCATTGCCTTATCAATACAAGGCTCTATCTGCTCACTACCAATCTTATCTAAAATGTCAATAATTTTTTCTTTAGGCTTGTCTGCAAAAAACTTATCTACAAGAGGCTTTAGAGTAATGTAACATGAGTCTGTGTCAGAATAAAAACTGTACATTTTATTTTCAGTATCACACACCTTGTTTATAAACTTATCAAGTGCAGTAGCAGTTTGCCTAATAATATATTGTCCAGTCAGGGTAATGCCTTCTGCAATTCGATCGTCATAATAACGAAAGTATTCGTTAGCCATTGCACCATATAAACTGTTTAGTTGAATCTTACGAGCCATCTGGAAGTTATTAAATTTAGATATATCCTTCTGATACTTCTTGTCTCCAGTTTCCTCATATTTGTTCTGAGCGTCAATCATTAGACGCTTATACTTTTGTCTGTCATCAAAAAACTTACTAACAATTTCAGGAAAGTAACCCATTCGTGTTCGTGTAAAACAATAACCATTCGCAGTCATTGCATAGTCATCTTTCTTCAAATCAGATAGATCGTTTTTTCCATCTAACAAACTATCAACAGTTACATCATAAGTATTACCTGGCACAAGAGTTTCAGGAGACATATTGTACTGCATAATAATAGAAGGATA